CCCACCATGTTCGCCGAGATTGAGGCGACCGTCGCGGGCGTGATGGCCGTCAAGCTCGCCCTCGATGGGAAGGTGCTCAAGAAATGGATGCCCGACTCCTCGTATCCGACCGGCTCGAGAGACCTCACCCTCAAGACCGTCGGGGAGAAGCAGGCGCTCGCCTTCCAGATCCCGGAGAGTTACCAGGAGACGGGCGAGCATGTCATCGCCGTCATGACCGGCTACTTCACCACCGACAGAAAGAACACCGTCTATGACCAGGTGGAGGAATTCGCCCTCGTCCTGACGGGTAAGAAGATCGAGGATTAAAGGCGCATTGCACGCCCCCCGCCACCGCAGCGGCCTCCAAAACCGCCCGGTGGCATTACCCCGCCGAGGGCACGTGCGGAAGGATGGGAACGGTGAACAACGAAGGACCATGATTTTCTCCTGCAATGCCTGGTACACATTTGAGGACTGAAACAACCATACTAGAGATAATTGATAGCCCTCAGGCGGGGGCACCTCCGAGCGGGGTCAGACCTGCGGCGGAGGTATTCAAGGAGTGAGAAAAATGCAAAAATGGAATATTCCCTTCGCGGGCGGCACCCCCGAGTATAATCGGGCGTATCTGGTCTGTCGCCATTTTAACAAGCCCTACGACCAACTCACGGAGACCGAGAAGACCTGGAGCGCCCGTCGACCGCCGACAGTACTGCCATCGGTCGCGACCCCCGAGGGGCCCGACCCGCGCCTCATGGAGGCCATCCAGGCCTACCGGGACGCAAACCTCGCGCAGCTCGCGGCATTCGACCGCTTGGCGATCGCTATAGCAACCCTGACCGGGGAGATCTCCGCGCTAAGCCTGGAGTTCCAGGATCTCCGTCTCGAGCTCAAGGCCGCTCGGGCGAAGCGGATGCCGTCGCTCGCGGACCTGAATACACTCACCGCGGGGAAGTTCGCGCACGCCGGAGGGTCAGACACCCCGGGGCCTGGATGAATAAATACCCAAAAATTCCGATATCGGCGCTCATCCCGGATCCCGAAAATACCCGGAAAGACCTGCAGCCGACCGATCCCGAGTATGTCCGCATCAAGAACTCGATCGGGACGTTCGGCTTTCTCGACCCCATCATCTTTAACACCAGGACGAAAGACCTCATCGGCGGCCACCAACGGCTCAAGATTCTCAAGGCGGACGGCGTCACCGAATTATACACGGTCTCGATCGGCGCCTACTCGTGGGCCTTCCCGGAGGCGGACCTCCAGGAGCTCAGCGAGACCGAGGAGCGAGCCGCGAAGATCGGACTCAATAAGGCCACGGGTGACTGGGACTATGGGAGCCTCGTCGCCTCCCTGAACAAGCTCAAGGCCGATGATTTCGACATTGACCTCACCGGATTCGGAGATAAAGATCTTGTGCAGTTCATGGCGGACGTTAATAAGAAAAAAACCATCCCTGAGGACGATTATATCCCCCCCAAAAAAATAAAAACCACCATCCACGAAGGGGATATCATCCGTCTTGGTCGGCATCTCCTCATGTGTGGGGATGCTACACGTGAGGAGAGCCATAAGGCTCTTCTAGGGAACATAACACCGGATCTAGTACTCACCGACCCCCCTTATGGAATTAGTGCAGTCCGGAAACGTGTTGCAGATGAGGAAGAAACGGTCGGCGGAGGCGGTCCCTTGAAGTTTGGCTCCCCCGGGGGAAGTCGTAAAGGGACGATCATCAGGGCGCATCTCTACCCCGTCATAGAGGGCGATGATAATACAGATACTGCCAAGAAGGTGTACCTCCTCATTAAATCTTTGAACTGCATCATCTTTGGGGGGCAATTTTTCACCGATTTTCTCCCTCCAACTAGGTGTTGGATTGTCTGGGATAAGCAAGTCTCCGGAGACTTTGCCGACTTCGAGATGGCCTGGACATCCTTCAATAAACCTGCACATCTCTACCATTGGCTCTGGTCTGGGGTGTCCAGAAAGGGTGATAGGAAATCAGAGCTTGTCTCTCGTATCCACCCCACACAAAAACCCGTCGGTCTTTTTGCGGAAATTCTTAAGGACTACTCCAAAGAGGGGGCCACAATCCTCGATCCCTTCCTTGGATCGGGCATCACCATCATTGCATGCGAGCAATCAAACAGAACGTGTCTAGGGATGGAGATAAGTCCTGAGTATTGTGAGATTATCTGCGATCGTTGGGAGACCTTCACGGGTCTTAAACGGCAGTTGGAAAAAAAAAGCAAGGGCAGACGATGAACGCCGAGGTCTACCATGAGGGGAAGCGCGTCATCGGGGTCAAGTGCCTCCGCCCCTACGTGGGCGTGGTGCCGTATCGGAGTTGTGTCGGCTGCTACTATAACCTGCAGGCCATCACCGCCCCCGAGAACCATCCGCCCCTCATGCACTGCGGCTTTAATGGCAAGGATGGCCGTGCGGAGTGCGTCACCTCATGACGGTTCGCGAGTACCGCAGACGGGCGAATACCCCCCTCGAGGCGGAACGGCTCGCGAGACGTGCGTGCCCCGCGTGCGGCACCGAGCGGGAGAACTTTCAGCCCCGGAACCGGACGGCCACGTGCTGCAGGCCGGAATGTTCGGAGATATACTGGCATCAGGAGCGGCCGACCGTGTCAGGCATGCGGCGCCTTGTCCTCAGGGAACAGGGCGGAGACTGCGCGATGTGCCACCAAAACGTCCACATGGTCGGAGAGGGCAATTATATCCTCGACCACATCCGGCCGATCGCCATGGGGGGCGACCAGTGGGCGCGGAAAAATCTGCAGGTGCTTTGTGAGAAGTGCAATAAAATAAAGACCGCGAAGGACATGGGGCGCATCGCCGCATGGAAGCGATATAACTCCCGGGGCCTGCCCGTCCCCGAGGACCGCACCCGCCAGGTGCCACTCCTGGAGGCCTGAATGGCAGCCGCGAAGAAGAACACCAAGCAGCCGAAAAAGGTCACGCAGACGCGGAGGGAGGTCATCCAGGAGGCACTCCCGGAGGCACCGCCGCCCGTGAAGGCACCCCGTCCCCCGGGCAAGAAGGGCAAGTCGCCGCTCGTGTGGAACGCGGACAGATACGTCCCGTGGGCGACCGCTCTGGCACGTGCGGGTCTCAATAAGAAACAGATCCAGCAGCGCATGAGGGTCGGGAAGACCAAGTTCTACGAGTGGGTGGCGCTCTATCCGGAATTCGCGGAAGCCCTGCAGGTGGGGCAGGACGAGGCGGCGGCGCGGGTGGAGAACGCCCTCTTCCAGCGGTGCGTGGGCTTCGAGGTCGAGGAGAGCAAGATCACGGGACGCCCCCAGCTGGGCGCGGACAAAAAGCCCCTCCTCGGCGACGATGGGAAGCCCGTCATCGTGCCCGAGCGGGTAGAACGCACCCGGAAGAAGGTTGTCGGAGACGTCACCGCGCAGCACATCTTCCTCAAGGCATGGAAGCCCGACCGATACCGCGAGACCCGCGAGCTCACGGGTCCGCACGGGGAGCCACTCGTGCCGAAGAAGACCATCATGACGGTGCTCGGGACGGACGAGTTCCGCGAGTATGACGCGAAGGTGCGGGCGAAACTCGCCGCCCAGGCGGACGCCGAGGAGGCGAAGAAGTGAGCGACGATATGCCGTGTCCGTGGCTGCGGAAGAAGCCAATCGGCTGCCGCCATCCCCGCGGGGAGAGCGAGAACCGTCCCGGATGGGATCAGCCCGTTAAGTGCGCGAGCTGCCCCGCCACCCTCCATAATGAGATCCAGGCACGCGAGCGGGCCCGTGAGGCTCAGGTGGCGTATCAATGAGCGAGGCCGCGAGGATCCCCTCGGCCGCCCTGGACGCCCTCAGCAGCCCCGCGACGTTCGCCGTGAAGGTCTCACACGGAAAATGGAAGTGCGCCAAGCATCTCGAGCTCCTGAACGAGCGCCTCCTGGACATCGCGAGCGGCAAGATTAAGCGCCTCATGGTGCTGATGCCGCCCCGGAATGGCAAGTCGGAGCTCGTGTCGAAATATTTCCCCGCGTGGTATCTGGGTCTCTTCCCGGATAACCGCATCATCCTCACCTCCTACGAGGCGGACTTCGCCGCGCAGTGGGGGCGGAGGGCGCGGGAGCTCATCGAGGAGCACGGGAAGCTCCAGTTCATCGAGCAGATTGAGGTCTCGGGGGAGTCCAGTGCGGCCGCCCGCTGGGATATCGTGGAGAACGTCGACGGGAAGGCGGTCAAGCGTGACGGCGGCATGATCACCGCCGGCGCGAATGGCCCCATCACGGGCAAGGGCGCACACGTCGCCATCATCGACGACCCCATCAAGAACCGCGAGCAGGCGGACTCCGTCACGTACCGGGAGCGGAATAAGGAATGGTATCGCTCCACCCTCTACACACGGCTCGAGCCGGACGGCGCCATCATTCTCGTCATGACGCGCTGGCATGAGGACGACCTCGCGGGGTGGCTCCTCGAGGAGGCCAAGAACGGCACCGGCGACCAGTGGACGGTGCTCCGCTTCCCCGCGATCGCCGAGGAGGAGGACGAGCTCGGCCGCATGCCTGGAGATCCCTTATGGCCTGAGCGCTTCCCCCTCGAGGTGCTCGAGAAGATCCAGGCGGTCGTCGGCCCCTATGACTGGGCGGCCCTCTACCAGGCGCGACCCGCACCCGCAGAGGGCGGACTGTTTAAGAAGGAGTGGTTCGAGATCGTGGACGCATGGCCGATAAACGTCGCCATCAAGGTCCGGGAATGGGATCTCGCGGGCTCCAGGAAGAAGAAGGCCGACTGGACGAGCGGACTCCTCGCGGGCCTGCATGACGGCATCCTCTATGTCGTGCACCTCAATCGCATCAAGGCCGACCCCGCGGGCGTGGACAACGAGATCGCCCTCCAGGCGGAACTCGACGGTCATGACATCCCGATCCGCATGGAGCAGGAGCCCGGCAGTGCGGGGATTCACGTCTGCGACAACTTCGCCCGCCACATCCTCCTCGGCTACGACTTCATGGGGATCCCCTCCACGGGCTCCAAGATCGAACGCGCCCGGGGCGTCCGCAGCATGGCCGCCATGGGGAACGTGAAACTCCTCAGGGGGCCGTGGAATCAGGTCTTCCTCGATGAGGTGGCGCTCTTCCCGAACGGCAGGAACGATGATATCGTGGACACCCTGAGCGCCGCCCACCGCGACCTCACGGGCGACCTATTCCGTGACCTCAAGCAGGAGCCCACCCTTAAGGAGGCCACGGCGGAGTCCGAACTCGACCACCTGGTGCGTGATATGGGGATCACCCTCTGGACGGACGACATGGAGCTGCCGGGTCTCTAAGAGAGTAATCCTTTTACGGTTACCATGCCCATTTTGGTATATGTCAGAAACACGTCCGACTATCAATGTCCGCGTCCCCAATACGCTGATTGCCAAAATGAAGGCAGATGGATTCACCGAGAACCTCGGGTATTACCTAGAGGAGATCTATAATCAGCACCCTCACTCCTACCGGGATGGAGTAACGACATGACCCGCACGCAGGGATGCCGGAAACACATCGATAAAACGGCGAGGATCTGCCATCTCAAAGCGGAGACCGTAAAAGAGATCCAACGAGTCCTGGATTTCTGTGAAAAGCATTCGGAAATTTCCGATCTCTCAACTGACGCAGTAACGCCCCTAATGGCCATTCAGGACAAAGAGATAAGAGGGAAAGCAATTTCGCTCGTAGGAAATGCCCTAAATCGCAAAACCCCGACGGGTGGAAACATCAAAAAGAGACTCACAAAACCCCAAGTTGAACAGATTGTGGAAAGGGTTTTACCGCCTGAAACTGTGAAGAGTGAAACGGGCGATAATTCTTCGTCCGATTGCACTGTGACCGCTCCACTTCCAGTGCGTTCCGTGATCACGCAGACCCCAGTGAGTGACCTCAAACTCGCCACTCTCAATATACCTCCCCCTAGTACTCAGCCGTTGCCGAGAATCTCGCATGGCACAAAGACGCAGGCCGAGATCCGGCAGGAACGCGCCGAGCTTCTCGACTCCAAGATAGGGGATTTCCTTGATCTCATGCCATCGACGCGGTTCCGCACGAATATCGAGCGCTTCATGGAGGACGTCCCCGCCACGTTCCCCACGATGGCTTCCGTGGTGGCGGCCGCGCTGGATCTTTTCGTAGAGAAGTGGAAACCTTAAACCCCAATGCGCGCCGATTCACATTTAAAATGGAGGCGAATGATGCCATCCAAGGGTAAGGACGTAAAAACTGACGCTAAAAAAGAGGCCACCGCCAAGCTCGAGGAAGGCACCCTCTACCTCTCGAGCACGGGCGTCTGGTATAAGGCACCGAAGCTCGACTACGATAAGATTCTCAAATACGACGAGAACATCTACCTCGCGGGCGCTCTGCAGAAGCAGCAGCGGCTCATCTTCCGGAAGAAGCACTACATCCAGGTGGAGAGCCCGGACGGCAACGAGGCCGACGACTCCGACAAGCGGCTTTGTGCGGACCTCGCGAAGACCATGACGAAAATGACCGACCAGACGGACGTCCGTCTCTGGATCGCTCTGCAGCACATTTGGCGTGACCCCATGACGTGGGGGCCCTGCCTGCTAAACATCCCCTGGGACTATGAGAAGGTGCCGATCATGGTGGGCGGCAAGTGGAACGCCGCCACGAATGCCGTCTGGTGGATGAAGAAGATCCGCCACCTTCCGCCGTGGTCGTTCATCTCCACGGGCCTCGTGAGTGCGAGGATCCGGAACCGACTCCTCCCGGGGATCTGCATCAATGACGCCACCCAGGAGATGGAGTTCTACCAGCGGCAGGACACGGGTCTCGTGAAGAAGCTCGAGAACGTCACCATGATCACGGACCCCATCAGTGGCGAACTCGGCGGGAAGCCCATCGTGACGCCCGTCTATTACGTGCTGCCGATGCTGGACTTCACCTGGTCGGCGCTCATGCAGCAGAATAACAAGATCGGCGCGGGCGGGTCTTTTTTCATCATCGTCAAGAACCCCACCGGGGACGACAAGGCCTACGCGCAGACCATCCTCAAGAACATCTCGAAGAATACCGCCTACCAGCTGAGGGGGAACATGGAGGTCGTCCCGGTCCCCATCACCGCCACCAGCACCGCCCTCGACACCATCAATGCCCTTGACAAACTCATCCGGAACCACTTCTCCCCCAGCGAAGCGCTCGCAGGCTCCAACCAGGAGGGCGCCGTCATCGGGGGCTCCTCCAGGAGCGAGCTCGACCTCTACCGGGACTACCTCGCGGCCACGCACCAGAACCTCAGCGACGAAGCGAGCCTTCTCCTGCAGCCGTTCCTTGACAAGAACAAATACACCGGCTACACCGCGAGGGTCGTCTTCCCGGAGCCCGAGCTCGACTACTCGGACATCATGCTCAGGGCGATCGACATCGGATTCAACTCCAAGACGATCGGCCTCAATGACCGCCGACTCCTCGCGGCAACCATCGCGAATAAGGTGGGGGTCGCGATCAAGCCCCTCGATGATGCGGGAGTCGCCGCCCTGACGGCGGAATTCGAGGCCCTCGCACCCGCGGGTGGTGGCGGATTCCTCGCAAAGATGGCGAAGGCGAAGCTCGCGGTCGCGGCTGCCAGCGCCGACCGCCTCGACCCCGGGCGATACATCAAGGACAAGGCCGTCCGCGACCTCCTGCAGACCACCCTCAACCTCGAGGACGGCGAGGTCGGAGAGGATTGAGATGCCCGGCTGCCAGGATGACGATATCCCCGGAGACGTGCCCTTTGATGTGCGATCCGAAAATACGGACGAGCCGCAGCCGACCGAAGAGGAGCGCAGGCTCATCCAGGAATGGCGCAGGATGTGGCCGGATTCACGTGAGAAGCCGATCATATTGACACGCCTCGATGGCACACGGCTCGAGTTCCCTCCGAGTCCCGAACCCGTGACGAAGATGACTGAGTCCGAGCGCGAATATGCGGAGCGCATTATCAATAAGGCGGCCGCCCTCCTCCTCTCCGACCAGAACGTGCCCTTCACGCACGTCAACCTCGAGGACGGCACGATCACCGTGGACGAGGAGGGCAAGGCCCTCGAGGCGCACCTGGACGACATCGCGAGTCGCCTCCTCAGGGGGGAGACCGACATCGACCCCGTGGTAGACCTCGGCACGGATCGCATCACCAGGCTCGAGCGAAGCGTGAACGACATTTTCGGGCAGCGGAACTCCGATTATGGTGATGCCCTGAACATCCTCACCTCCAGGAGCCGCTATGATGGCGCGAGCTGGCACCCGCTGGGGCACATCAAGAACGAGCTCCTCGACCAGGACGTCCGCGTCAAGAAACTCGAGAACCGGCTCCGTGTCCACTATGCCATCATCGGCGACCTCATCAGGCTCGCGGAGAAATTCGAGAAACGTGCCGCAATGCTCGAGGAGCGGTCGCCCCGCTGCGGACTCGGGCCCGGGGATCCCTGCGACCCCTGGACGGAGGTGCACAATACCATCGCCACCCTGCACGGCACGGTCGAGCGTCTCCAGGAGCGGTCGCCCCGCTGCGGACTCGGGCCCGGGGATCCCTGCGACCCCTGGACGGAGGTGCACAATACCATCGCCACCCTGCACGGCACGGTCGAGCGTCTCCAGGAGCGCGTCGACATCCTCGAGCGAGCCTGCCGCCGTCATGGCGTGAACATCGAGACCGAATACCGCCCCGAGACGGGCGACTCCTGGGCGAAGATCCTCGCGGCGATCGCCGCCTACCATGCCATCCAGCACCCCGTGGGGGGATGACGTGCGGCCGCCTCTCTGGTATCTGAAAGCGGCGCTCGCTTTGACACTCATCGGCGCCATCATCTGCGCGGTCATCATTCTCATCGTCTTTGCGTTCTTCCCGCGGGTGATCTGCCATGCGTGACCCCCCCGAGCACGCCACGGTCTGCCGTAGGTGTCATAAGAGATGTTGTGAGAAGCCCCTCACCATCACCGGCGATGAGTATGACCAGATGATCGCCGTCATGGGCTACGCCCGCGTCGAGGAGGGGAAGCCCGGCTTCCACTACGAGATCCGTGGCCGGGACGGCTCCACCCTGGACGTCGTCACCTTCGAGGGCACGTGCCCGGCCCTCACGGCTCGCGGCTGCCTCCTCCTCTACGACCAGCGCCCCGAGGTGTGTCGGTTCTACCCGTTCGTCCGGGTGGGCGATCGTCTCCTCCTGGATCAACGGTGCGAGCACTGGAGGATCTTCGGTGAGGACTATCGTGACCTGGTGAAGTAGATGTCCGCCGTCCTCAATGCGAACCGGATCCGTCGCGTGCACCTCTCCCTGATGAGTGCCGACTTCCACAAGGATCCGGCTCGCGTGCGGGCCCTCGAGAATCGTGAGCTCGAGAAGATGGCCTCGCTCTGGACGAAGTTCAAGGACCGCCTCATCCAGGACTTCACGGCTGCCTGGAACGGGGAGGACGTCCTACATGCGGGCCCCTCCGAGTTCTCGCAGGCCGCCTTCGACCAGCACACGGGCGATCTCCTGCAGGACATGGTGGTGGCCCCCGCGGCGGGCATCATTGAGGACGCCGAGAAGACCGCCTACTCTCACGGCATCCACTTCGCGGAATCCTTCTTCTCCGTCCAGCTGGGCGCGGACCCCGCGATCCGGAAGCTCGCATGGGAACGCATCGCCGACCGCATCGACCAGAATAAGATGCGGATGGTGCGCCTCTCGGGCGATACCCAGAAGGAGATCCGCCGCGTTATCGGGGAGGGCATCGCGGACGAGCGGGAATTCAAGGACATCACCCGCGACATCATCGGTCGCGTCGACCACGTGGGGATCGTGCGTGCCGAGACGATGGTGCGCTCCGAGACGGTTCGCGCCGTCAATAATGGCGTGAAGGACCGCTACCAGGAGGCGGGTGTCGACTGGTACGAGCGCCTCGAGGCCCTTGACGAGAAGACGTGCACCGACTGGGAGTTCAATATTAACGGCGAAGTCATCATGGGGTGCGCCGCCCTCAATGGCCTCCGCTTTAACCGCGAGGAGGCCGACCTCGTGGATGAGCAGACGCATCCGAATTGTCGCGGAACCTGGATTCCCTTTATCCCGGTCCCGCAGGGTGAGGAGGAGCAGCCGGAACCGACCCCCGAGGCCCCCATCGTGCCCCCCGCGGCGATTCCGCTCAGGCCTCCTCCATTGCCTGAGGTGAAGATCCCCGAGGCCACGGTGCGAGTTATCGAGCCCGAACCGCTCCGTCCGGACGAGGCCCGCATGACCCGCGAGGAGGTCATCCAGGAATGGGAGAAGATATACAGCAACAAGCCCAAGGAGCACGCGCTCGTCCTCGACCCCGAGGGGTGGACGATCCTCTCCAAGTCGGGCGAGAAGCATCGCGTCGCCTTCGACTACAGCGAGATGAAGTTCACCGACAATAATGCCACCCTCCTCCACAACCACCCGAACGGCGGTTCCTTCTCCCCCGCGGACTTCGACCTCTCCTCGAAGATTAACCTCAAGGAGATCCACGCCGCAGGTCGCGAGCAGCTCGGGCGGCAGTACACGTATATCATGGCTCGCGACCCCGTCACGGACAAGTGGCCGAGCAGGAGCGCCGTCCAGGAGGCCTATAGGGTCTTCGATCGACAACTCACGACCGAGCTCACGACCAAAATAGGGATCGGTGAGATAACCCCCGAGGAGGCGAACATCATGCACGGACACGAAGTATGGACCCGCGTCTCGAAACTGACCGGACTCAATTATAGGAGGATTCAGGTAAAATGACCGAAGAATACGAACTCGACCCCCCCGAGCACGTCCATTATAGTGTGGTCTGCTTCAGGTGCGCGAACCTCACGGACGGCGTCGATCACCGCTGCAGGGCCTTCCCGGACGGCATCCCGTGGCCGATCTGGGACGGTGAGAACGACCATAAGGCCCCCTATGAGGGCGATCACGGCATCCAGTTCGTGCCGCACGGTCGGGAAAAAAAGGGTCAGTAGTTCAGGAGGTCGCTCCGCCTGGACACCCACACGAAGGGCGTCCAGCGACCCCTCAGATAAATCCGCTCATAGTGGAAGTCGGTGGAGGCGGAACTCCACGGCTCGAAGTTCAGCCACAACCACCGGATCCTCATTTTGATGATCCGGGTGGAGGCGTGGCCTTCGTGATGTTCTTCTCCAGGACGCCCGTCGCAGGGAGGCCGTCCTTGATGCGATACGCGGAAAGCTCGTTCAGGATGCGGGTCACGATCTGCTCATCGGAGTCGCCCTTCATGCCGTACTTCCTGAGTCTGGCAAGACCCCCGACGGACATCCTCATACTCGAGATCTTCTCCTCGGGTGTGGGGGCGGCCATTATACGAGCCTCACGCGGATGATGGACCCGTTCCTGGTGCGGACGAGTGCGGTCTTCGAGACGATTTTTTTAAAGAAAAACAAGAAGGGCACGGTCTCGACTTCCATCGAGACGACCGTCCCCATCTCTGGGTGGCTATCCTTTTCTGCCATATATGGAATATACGGAATATATGGCATATATCTTTTTCCTTGTGAATGCTCAAATACCGCCCGACGGCAAGTTTATATATGCCTCAATCCGGCGCGCAAGATGCGATTTTATCGGCACCCGGAGCGACGGCATCAACGTATCGGCTCAACCTCGGGGAGCAGATGATCCCCGGGCATGAAACGATCCTGAACACCTTGAATAAGTGGAAGAACTACGCCGATGGCCCCGCGTATCTCGCGGTGGAGAATTTTCTCGGAACCGAGCCCCTCTGGGATAAGGTGCCGCTGATATTCGCCCAGGAACACCCCGATAATGACCTCGTCGAGTCGGATCTCCCTGCGGCCTTAGCGTCCGTCAAGGACTATAAGGGGCGGCCTGCCACGATTCCCGGCTTCGTGTCTGACACGAGTGTCGAGACGCAGGGGCAGCCCCGCATCCGTCTAAAGACCACTTTCACGGACCCCGAGGTGCAGGCGCTCTATGACGCCGGCCTCCTAGCCTTGTCGCATGGACTCTATGCCGACAAGGATGAGGCCGACCACCTGGTCGGAAAGGTCCGGCCGAACCACGTGCTCGTTTTTGTGCAAGACGCCCAGAATCAGCCCGTCGACCAGGGCTCTATGTTTTTGAGCAAGCAGTCAGGAGGTGACCTGATGCAGCAATTCCAAGGCATCGGGAAGAAGATCTCCGAAGCGCACCGGCAGAAGTTCAAGTCCGCGCTCGACACCCTTCACGGGCTCCTCAATGAGATGCTCAATGTGAAGGAGGACGACCTCGACGCGAAGGGCACGGCGTCGGTGCCGCAGAATCCCAGCGGATACGGCACATCGACCGGCTCCTGGAGCGCTCCCCCCAAGGGAGACATGCCCTTCGAGGAGTACCGGCGATTATTCGCCTATGATGACGGAAGTGGCACCACGGCAGGCCTCAAGCTCCCGCACCACAACCCCAACGGGGACGTCGTCAAGGCCGGCGTCGATGCCGCGATGGCACGGCTCTCGCAGACGCAGGGACTCGGTGACCTCGAGGAGGACGTTCGCGCCCACCTGGAACGTCACCAGATTAAGGACTTCGGAGAACCGTCCAAAACAGGAAAGGAGGAATTTATGGACAAAGAAATGGAAGCGAAGCTCGCGGCCGCAGAGGCCGAGAAGAGCCGACTCGCGAAGGAACTCGCTGACACCCAGACGGCGCTCAAGCAAGTCCAGGCCAAGATGACCGAATACGAGGCGAAGGTATCCGCCGACGCCGAGAAGGCACGAGTCGCGAAGCTCGAGGAAGACTGGAACCTCGCGAAGACCGTGCTCGATGTGGGGCTCATCCACAAACAGGAAGACAACGACGCCCGGAAGGTGGAGTTCTTCCAGAACCCCGCGGCATTCATGGCCAAGTACTGCGCGAAGGTGCCCGCCGACCCCAAGAAGGAGGACGGTCAGCAGTTCGCAGGTAAGGGAGGAGACCAGGACGAGGGCAAGAAGAAACTCGACCCCGTCCAGATCGGCAAGGAGCTCAGGCTGAGCACCGGCCGGAGGTTATAGACGTATGGCACTTTCAACCATCGCCGGCGTGGATGAGGGGGGCGTCAAACTGACGTGCATCCTCTACGAAGGCGTACCGACCGTCACCGATGAGACATTCGGCGCTGACGGCATGTATGACCGGGGCGTACTCCCGGCAAGCCCCCTCAAGAAGGACGCCTGGGTCACCCCGGACATCCAGAGCGAGAACACCTACGCGGCCACGAAGGGCCTGCCCGTCGTGAAGGCTATCACGAACGGCTCGCTCATCCTGGGGAAGATTCTCACCGAGCCCAAATGGATCACGATGGCGGACACGACCGCACACGGCGACTCCTGGGCGAAGATCCTCGCGGCCAAGTATTACCGCATCGCGACCGTGTGGTTCCCCGGCGTGACTGGTGTCACCAAGATCCAGCTGCAGGGCCTCAGCGCCGCGAACATCGTGCCGGGCGTCCAGGCGACCCTCGAGTTCGATGCGTCGCTCTGCGTGGCCGCATCCGTGGCCAAGCAACCCGAGCAGCTCTGCGGCTCTGATGTCGCGAGCGGCGGGGTCGGAGCGTTCTCCTTCCACTATGTCGCCTCAGGCAGCGCCCTTGTGAGCGCCTTAATCGGATTCACGGGAGGCGTGAACCTCATCATCTCGTAGGAGGAGACAAAAATGACACAAATTTCAGGCACAAACGCACGCTTCCTTAACACCGAAGTTATCCTCTCGGAGATCATGCGTGTCATGGAGCCGAAGCTCGCGTTCCTTGACCTCATCCCCTTCGTAGATACCGGAGGGCTCCCCGTCGTATATGGGAAGAAGGCCTCCGCGTCTTCGGACGGACTCAAGCAGACACCCAGGATGACCGCGCCCTCGAGCCGGTTCCCCGAGGTGCAGATCTCCCGCATGACAAAAGAGACCGCCATCACCGCCACCGAGGGCCTCTCGATGACGTTCGACAAGGCGGCGCTCACCCTGCCCGCGGGGAGGGACATCATCATCAGCACCTACGAGGAGGTCGCGTACTGGATCGCCCAGTATATGGACGCCACCATCTACGCCACCCTCGACGCCGGCAGCACCGACACGGGCATGACCCCTTCGGCGGTCTGGTCGGCGGCAGGTGCGACCCCACTCCTGGACATGCTGAACTTCAAGAACGGCATGATCCACGAGGGATACCCGTATCGGCTCACCGACGCCTTCGTGGAGGGCACCAACTTCACCGAGATGGAGGCCTACCTCATCGCGTCCGAGATTCCCGAATACCGGCAGGCCGTGATCAACTCACCGATCACGGACGAGATCGTGCTCCCCATCGAGGGGAAGCCCATGCTCCACCGCCTCCTCTCGGGCATCGTCCACGGGGACATCATGGGAATCGACCGGAACCACCGGGGAGCGGCTACCGTCTACTACCACAACGACCCGCAGTTCGGCACCCCCGCCACCATCAACTACGTGACGGTCGTGAACGGGCAGGAAGTCATAAAGCCCGTCCCGAACTTCGGCCTCTCCACGCACCAGTTCTACGTGGACGACACCCACGAGACGAAAGTCCAGGTCTGGCTCGACACCGTGGTCAAGGTCAAGGATGCCTATGGCATCGGCACGGATGACAGCATCTAAGACTCCTTCCCTTTTTTGGTTAAAAGGGGGCTACTCCAGCACCAAAACACATCAGGAGGAATTCAAAAATGGTTTATGTCGCTAAAACAGTGAAGGAGCTCCGCACCCAGGCGGGGACGCTCCTGCAGAAGGTGGCCTCAGAGCTCGCGCTCATTGACGCCGCCCTCGATGCCGCCGCAGGGGGCGCGGGGTCCGCGCTTGCCTCGGCTCGCATCATCGTCGGGAACGGCTCGGGCGTCGCCACTTCGGTCGCGATGTCCGGGGATATCACCATCGACAACGCAGGCGCCACCACGATCGGCGCCGGGAAGGTCACCCTCGCGAACCACGTCGCCGCCTCCGAGGACGGCACGATCGCCAAGGTAGTCGCCGAGGATGCCGTCATCGGCGGCCTGCCCGTGGTCTTCATGATAAACATCGACGCGGGCGATGTCGGTGCCAAAAACATCACCATGACCCACAAGATCCGCGTCCTGGATGCGTATGTCATCCTCAGGGGGGCGGGGGTCGGGTCGTGCACGCTCACCATCGGGAACGGCGCGAACGCCATCACGAACGCGATGGCCGTCTCGGGCTCCGACCAGGCCATCGTGCGGGCGGCTTCGATCGATGACGCCTACTATGAGATCGCTGCCACCACGGGCACCCTCAGGGTGACGACTGCAGCGGGCGCCACGCAGCCCGAATGTCTTGTCGTAGTGACCGCCGTCCGCATCACATAAGCCTGGAGGTTGCAGGCATGGCTATAGCGATCACAGATATCACCTCGGCCTCTCGGGGCAACTACACGCCAGCATCCGAGTCGGACACCGAATACGTCCGACTCAAGGCCCTCGCGAAGGCCAAGCTCGACAATGACGCCCCGGAGGGCCTGCCTGCCGTCATATACGACCAGTGCCACGCCCTGCTCATCGTGCATCTATATTTTGCCGGTGACCCCAAGGTGGGGATGCGGGGCTTCCAGTCGGGTGACTTCTCAGGCTCACAGGATCCGGGGAGCACCACCTGGCTCCAGCAATACAACGCCTTAATCGTGGAATTCTCGAAGGGATCGGACGACGAACTCGACACCACCAGGTGCGACGCCGTCATGGACGACCTCAAACTCGACCAGAACGATGTGCCGAGCTTCCCGGGGTGACGGCGAATTGATTCACACATGCACGATCCAAAAACGGCACCGCACGCAGAAGCTCACCTTCACGAGCGGCACCGGCACGGCTACCGTGGGGCAGACCCTCACGGGCGCCACCTCGCACTCCACGGCCGTCATCGTGGCGATCGCGAGCGGCTACCTGGTGGTGCGGACCCTCTCCGCCGCCTTCACGCCCACCGAGCACATCTCCACGACCACGTGGGGCGCCACCCTTGGCACGCAGACCGACTTCGAGCGCACCAGTGGCGGCGTCGACTATTACTGGTCGAACGACTCCACGAATGTCCGCTGCAGGTTCTACTATGCGACAGAGGGCGGGGCGGGCACGGTCGCCCGTGAGCCTGGTGAGATGGTGGAGCAGCCCCTCAAGTGTGCGCTGCCGAAGGACGTCACCATCGACGCCACCGAGTACCGACTCGTGAGCACCATCCCCGGCTTCGCGGGGACGTTCGGAATCGCGGGCCTCTACCCCCTCGGGGGAGGGTTCGGCGGTCTCGACCACTGGGAAGCCGTCCTCAAGAGGCCGCAGACATGACGGAGACCACCGACTACCTACTCGGAAAAATGAAGGGGCAGCTCGAGGGCATCGGTCGCGAGATCGGCGACCTTAAGAGGCTCATGGAGTGCAAGACCGTCGACTGCGAGAAGTGCCGGGAGGGGATCGACAGGCACTTCGAGAAGAACGAGACCTATATCGCCGACCGTTTCATTAAGGCCGAGCAGGCCATCGCCACTCGCCTCGAGAAGGATGAGCAGGCCATTAAGGTCATCAGTGACCTCCACGTGGGCGAGAAAGCCGTCAAGACCTGGAAGGACATCACGATCGGGCAGCTCATCATCTACATCGGCGCGAGCACGGGCCTCGTCCTCTTCGGCATGAAGGTCTGGGCGTTCCTGACCGGAGGACCGCAGTCATGATCATCTACACCGCCGCCCAGCTCAAGGACAAGCTCGAGCGACTTCCCGCGGCTGCCGTCAAGGGCACCGCTGCCGGCATGCAGAAGGCCGTCCTCAATGTCGAGGGCGAGTCGAAGCGGTACTGCACACGAGGGCAGACCCCCTACTATCGCGCCCCATACTCCGATGATGACGACCCGCACCGCGAGCCCCCGCACATGAGGGACACCATCAAGGGGGAGGTCATCGTGGTCGGCACCTCCGTCCACGGCACCATCAGCACACCCAAGTCCTACGCGAGACCCGTCCATGATGGCACGAGCCGCATGCGGGCCCGCCCCTTCATTCTGGACGCCATTCGCGCCAAGGACCGAGACACCCGAGCCTTCCTCTCGGAGGGCCTCCAGGACGGCCTAAACGAGGTGTGGCAATGAACTTAACCATCACCGAAGCCATTATCACGAACCTCCGGGCGGACACCACCCTCACGGGATGGCTCGGAGGGACGACTCATATCTTCCGTGCCAGGAAGATCGCACCCGCAGATCTGCCGTGCGTGACCCTGCTCGTGAATAATGAGGCCTCCCGCGGCCGCGTGGGCTACGATCACAGCAAGCACCGCGACTCGTCTCCGCTCATCCAGCTCGATGTCTGGGTGAGTGCGACTCAGGGGGACTTCCCCCAGTCGGACGACGACACGGACATCATCGCGGCAAGAGTCGACAAGGACATCCTCCTCCCGGAGTCTCCGCTGACCGCCATCACGGGGACGTCATGCTGGAACAGGGTGACCGAGTCATCACCGCAGTTTGAGGACGACACCGAGATCTGGCACGACGCCCTCCGGTACGCGTTCAATTATACCCTACAGGACTGATAGAACCATGACATTAGTTTCAGACTTTGAAGAATACACCGGCAAACAAGGTGTGTTAACCGTGGACGGGGATCCCTTCCTCGATGTGGAATGTGACCTCCGATTCACGAGGGGGCTTGTCTCTCATAAGCTCGCCTCCAGGTATGGACCCGTGCAGCTCCCCGGTGGCTTCACCGTGAAGTGCACGATCAAGAAAGTGCTCGTCCACTCCGAGGCCGCGATGGTCATCGGGTACGGCATGAGCGATACCCCCACGACGGGCTCCGTCCACACGATCGGCGGCGCCGCTGCGAGTGTCTCCGCCGATGAGGTCAGGAACAACTCCCAGGCCATGACGTACCCCTCCAGGATCGCCCTCACCTTCACGAAGGGCACCGGCACGGGCATCACCACGGCGGGGCAGTGTCTCGTCGTCGGCACCAACTCGAACGACACCCAGATCTCGGAGATGTTCATCATCCCCACGTGCACCACCACGACCACCTGGACAGGCACGAAGGTCTTTAAGACCGTCTCGCATGTCATCTACACGAACGTCATCACGAACGGCGACGGCACACTCGGCACGGCCTCCATCGCGGGGAACGTCCACTACGTCGTGGGCGACCCGAAGGTCATGGACCTCACGGTGGGCGTCGAGAAGGGCGGGAAGTCGATTATCTTCACACTCCCCGACGGATGGTTCTCGGAGGGCGGCCTTGCATTCGCCGACCCCGACACGATCCTCGAGGTGAACGCACCCTTCGACATGCACCACCCCGACGAGCTTGAGCTGGATGTGGTGACGCCGTAATGGCGGCCGCACGAAAGTCCGCCCAGAAGACACCACTCGCAGATCGGAAGGCCAAGAACCTCGCGGCCCTCCAGGAGGCCAAGGACAAGGGCGCATTTAAGAAGATGGAGGACTTCACGCAGGAGCAGCAGGAAAAATTCCGGCGTGAAGTCGCCACCCTGCAGTCCCGCGTCTCTACGGCCTCCGTGGACGTCGACCTCGGCGGCGGAGACAAGATCGCCGTCCGCACGAGCCTCCTGGACGTGGAGGTCTCCCGGATGGAGGATCTCGAGTTATCCAGGATGACCGAGACCGACCCCGTCAAGCAGGAGGCCATCGCGTGCGAGATGATCGAACTCATCACCTTAAACCCCATCATCACGAAGGACTGGCTCCTCGAGAACCGCGACAAGTATTCGCCCGAAGACCTCCTGAGCATCCTCATCGGCTTCCTGGAGGTGAGACTCCAGAAGAAAACCGAATACCTCGAGAACCTGCGGAGGGCGGTCTCCTTTCGCGCAATCGGCAAGGGGTCAGAGTTACGGGGCGTTCCTTCTACGCCTGGGAATTTACGATCCTCGTGAGTTCGGCGACCTCCCGGAGAACATACAATACTTTTGGCGAGCCTGGTGGAATTCAGGCGGAGGTAGATAATGGCATGGAACAGAGACACAACCCCGATCGGGATATCCTACGATATCCTCGCGACCGATAAGACCGAGCAGGCCAGCTCGAGCGCGGTTAAGAATCTCGGGAGGATTACGGCTGCCTTCACGGCACTCACGGCAGTCTCCGCGGGTGCCCTCAAGGCGGCCGACAGGGTGGCCGAGCTGGACAAGGTGGCCGCGAGGTCCGCCTACACCTACAGCAAGAGCACGGACGAAGTGCGGAACCTCGCAAAAGAGATGTCCTCCGCTGCGGACCCCATGGATGAGGTGCTCGCGAGCATCGACGAGCTCTCACGGTCGGGGGTAAAGTTCACCTCGCTAAAGACGGTCTTCTCGGAGTTCGACGAGATCGGGCACGCCCTCGGGGAGGACACGAACGTCGTCATTGACGAGATGATCCCCGCCCTGAACGCGCTCGAGATTCCCCTCACGGACGTCGGCAAAGTCCAGGACGTCTTCACGCACACCGTGAGGAACTCGAACCTCGAGCTCAGCGAGCTCTCGATGCTTATCTCGAGGATCGCTCCGAGCCTCAAGACCCTCGGGCTGGGCGTATATGATGTCGCCGCCATATATGCGGTGCTGCAGAAGCACGGCATCGAGGGGAGACGGGCGACCGCCATCATGACGGCCGCCATCGGCGAACAGGAGAAGGCCACCACGAGCCTCGCGGACGCCCAGCAGGCCCTCATCGATAAGCAGAAGGAACTCAATGACGCCACCCTCGAGGGGTCGCGGCTCACCAAGTACTACCGCGAGGACGTCATGCGGGCGGGCGGTGACGTGAGTGCTGTCCGGGAGATCTCCTTCCGCTACCGGAGGCAGATGGAGGAGCAGGGCGTCGTGATCGCCGCCAAGAAGACGGAGGTCGCGACCGCCCAGGAGGCCGTCACGGCCGCCTCGAAACCCTTCGACCTGGTGGAGACGCTCAGCAAGCTCACCGGGGGGAAGGTCAACCCCGAGGAGGTTCAGGTCCAGAAAGACCTCCTGATGGCCATCAAGGGAGAGACGGACAGCCGAGCCGTCGAGGACGAGAAATACGTCACCGCCTCCGACAAGGCCGCCTATGCGATGGACATGCTCAATCAGACACTCGGCGAACAGATCGACCCGAAACTCGCGGAGATGCTCCCCTACCTGAGCATCATCTCGGGCAGCATCGCCACCCTCGCGGGGGTCGCGACCGCATTCGCCGCACTCCCCGCGATCGGTGGAGGTGGAGCCGCAGCGGCAGCCGCGACGGCCGCACCTGCAGCAGCAGGAGCAGGAACCGCGGGAGCCGTGGGCGTGGGTGGCGCCACCCTCGCGGGAGTCGGGGCGGTCGCGGTCCCGGCCGCCGCCCTTGTGGGGGGAATTGTCGGCACCACCCTCGCCGCCCAAGGCGCCGAGCAGGTCACCGAGAACGCCGCCGCCTGGGAGCACTACTACGCGAAGCAGGACTTCATCGCACACGGTGGCACCGAGGAGGAATGGAGCGACTACGAGGCCAAGGTGGACGCCCTGAGCAAGAAGCTCGCGGCCATGGGGGAGTCCGCGCCGAGCCCCGAGGACCGCATCGGCACAGACCTCGCACCGATCCCGCTACCCATCCCGAAGAATCCCATCGAGCCGGCACCCGCACCAGGCACCACGGACGAGTATGCGGGCTCCTACAAGGAGGGCGGCATCGTGCCGGGCCCCGAGGGGGAGCCAAAGACTGTCACCGTCCACGGCGGGGAAGCCATTCTCCCGGTCGGGCACCCCCTCGAGGCGGCGATCAAGACACCCGCGGCGGAGCCTGCAGGGATCCCCCCGCTCGAGCTGCCGCGACCGTCCGCTCCTGGTGAGACCGTTCTCCCCATCACGGAAGCCGCCCGACCGCCACGGCTCGAGTACGCGGGGGCCTTCGCGGAGGGCGGAACCGTTCCCGGTCCCGCAGGGCAGCCCATGGCGGCCACCGTCCACGGAGGGGAGACCATCCTGCCGATCGAGCGGATAGCCGCGGGGATCCCCCGGGAACCCGCCGCGAATAATGACTACTCGATCCACATCGGAACCGTCAACCCCACGGAGAGGATGCCGATGACGCGCATCCTGGACGACATACGCCTCTCGCAGAGGCGCAAGCAGCAGGGAGTGAGGACGCTATGACGGTCACATTCAGCGGCGTCGAGATCAAGAACGCCTCAAAAGTGAGGATGAAGCCCGAGGTGGCCTCGAGGGACACCCTCCTCCAGAGTGGCAAGCATTCCGTCAAGTCGAACGTCAACTATGGCCGCTCGTGGACCTACACGGGCCTCGGCACGAAGGCCGAGGTGAATGCCGTCCTGGCACTCATCGGCACGAAGGCGGCGCTCGTCACGGAGGAGGAGACCGTCTCGAACGCCTACATCACCAGCTGGGACGACCTCGAGGAGTCGGACACCGTGGGGGAGTACTTCTTCACGGTCACCTTCACGGAGCACCAGGTATGAGCGAAAGACTTAATAAACCATATAAGCGCCGACCGCCTTTTTCTTCATGTATGACACTCGACGACGTGTTATTCAGAAAAAGGTCGAGGATCGCACTACTCGCGATCCTCCTTCTCGGCTTACTTGTGGCGCCGTCAATGGCGCTCGCACCGATCGCGAACTTCTCGGCCGACCCCACCTCGGGGGCCTGCCTTTATGTCAATTCCGAGGACTGCCGCGTAGACGTCCAGTTCACGGATCTCTCCGAGAATCTCGGGCTCAATACCACATGGTACTGGGAATCCAGAAATGATCTTGGATATTATGAGTTCGAGTCCTTCTCGACTGACCAAAACCCATATACGCCCTCCTCGTGGGGGCCGGGCGCGTATAGTATCCGCCTCACTGTCACGAATGATGAGGGCTCTAACACCAGTGAGAAGATTGGATTCCTTAACTTCACCGAAGGCCCGCCATGGGAGTTCTTCACCGGGGATGACTTCGAGACGGGCGGCTTCTCTAAGTGGGGGACTGTAGTTAATGCCACAATAAACTCCACCTCACCCATCATCGGGAACCATAGCGCGACACTGATAGGAGTCGATGAAGTTGATCAGGCGCTCCTCATATCCCTCGAGGCCGAGGAATTTAATAAAGTCTCGCTGGACTACCGCTTCGACGGGGGGGATGGCAGCCTGACTCTCTCGAATGACAATACTGATGACTACATCCCCTATGTCGACGGGGGAGTCCATCATGAGGAGTATACATTCGCCTCGACTTCGGATGTCCTGTATGTGCTCAATCCGACCCCGTGGCCGGTCACCGTTGATAATATCACGATCTCCTACATCCCGCCCCCGCCCCTTCTGAACGGCGACTTCGAGATCTTCCCTGATGAGTATTGGTCTCCGCAGGGTGATAGCACACAGTCTGACGTCTCACCCATCGGTGGAAACTACTCATGGCATATCAACGCCACAGAGATCTACGCCGACCTCTCATACTGGACTCCGATGCGGGACTACTGTCATTCATCATTCGACTATCAGTTTGTGGGATCGAGCGGCTCATTCATATATGGCGACGATAATGGCGTATACGACGAGATCGCCTATGCAGATAACGAGGTCCACCACGTCAGCCACTTCGGAAGCTTATCTTCTGGGGTTGGTTTCGCCTTCTACTCGAACGATGCGGATTTCAGGATCGATAACGTCGTCCTCGATACCGAGGCCCCGGTGGTCACGATTACTGGGCTCTCCCCGAATCGTGGCCTGAATGGCACCACGGCGCACGTCACCGTCACCGGGACGGGCTTCCCCGGCTGGGACGACCTCGCGGGGTTCATTCTTATTGACGCCCCCACGGATCAAGAAGCGACAGACCTGATCGTAGGGTATAATATCACCGTGGACCCCGACACGCAGTTCGAGGTGGACTTTGACCTAGTGGATAAGCCCGCCGCGAACTGGTATGTCGAGCTCATAACCTCCCTCGGGGGGGGGGGGCCATATTATTACTACACAGAGGAGACCTTCGAGGTATATGACGCCGAGCCTCCGGTAGCGGATTTTGAGTGCACGCCTTTAGAAATCGCTGATGGCGGCACTACTGTATGCACCGATTTATCAACGAATACGCCTACTTCGTGGTTATGGGAGTATTCTCGGAGTGACGAACCGGACGATTGGGGTGGGGGATACACTGATCAAAACCCAGAGATTGAAATAAACACTGGTGGAGGTATCACACTCAACATTCGTCTGACAGCGAGCAACGACTACGGTTCGGATAATGAGACGAAGACAGACTACATTACTGTCATCGAACCGCCTCTCATCACCCTAACCGCCACCGATCCCACCACCGCCGCGAATAACACGATCATCCACATCAACGCGACCGGCACGAACTTCACGCAGGGCACCGTAGAGGGGTTCGGGCTCTATAATGAGTCGACCAGCACGGGGATCATCGGCACAAATGTCACCGTCACCTCCCCGACCACCTTGGAAGCAGATCTCGATCTAACAGATGGCGGTGCCTTCGACTTCCCGGCGGGGATATACCGCTCATACATCGGAGCGGAACCGGAGTTCTTTGGCCCCGATTTCACGGTGACAGCGCCAGCGGAAACACCACCAGAAGCCAATTTCGTCGTCGATAACTCTTCAATCCCAAAACTTCCAGGACGCTCAGCTCAATTCAACGACACCTCCACGGGCAGCCCCGACTCCTGGACATGGTCCTTCGGGGATGGAAGTGCGAACGTCACCACCCAGAACGTCACGCACCGATACTCGAGACCCGGCTACTTCACGGTAGGCGTCACCGCCACGACCGCCGCGGGCAGCTCCTCGAGCAACTCCCATATATGGGTGATATGAACGGAGGAAACTATGACAAACTTCGACAAGTATCCGAATGAGCCCTTCACGGGCACCACGGGCGACGACTACGTCGCAGTATGCGAGATGAACAACGGGCTCGGCGCGGCCTTCGTGATCAAGAATACGGGCGACACGAACGACCTCAAGTATAAGGCGACCGTGAAGCTCGCGGAGAGTCCGACCGTGCCAGGTCTCGAGATAACCGTCCTGGACGAAGCCGTCCTCGGGGAGGGTGCCACGAGTGCCATCCTCACGCCCTCCACGACCGCCTTCCGGAAGTTGATCTTCTACGTGAAGAGCGCCACCGGATCCGCCCCGACAACCTACCAGCTGGACGCCCTCATGTATGGGAAGTGACTGCCATGACTGACACACCCACGGGAAGAATGCGAGGAATCGCCGAGGTCGAGGCCATCCACCGGGACGTGGACGGCACCATCCTCAGCCACGAGCGGGCGGTCGGACCCGTCACGTATATCATCGGGCCTGACGGGCAGCCCACGGACATCCGCAAGGAGGGAGCATGATCCCCTCCTGGCTCAGGAAGGCCGTCGCGGTCCTTGTGATGCTCACCACGGACGGCCTCGAGTATCAGGCCCGATACACGAACCAAGAGACCGCCGGCGCCTGGAAGTGGATGAGCACCGGCTCGGGCTCCACCGCTGAGAGTTCCGCCCATACGGCGCTCGTCGCGGAGAACACCACCCTCGGAGGGGAACGGGCGATCGCCACCCTCTCCTATGAGGCCAGCTATAAGTCCGTGTGGACGCGAGTCGTCTCCGCCACGGGGAACGTCACCATCCGAGAGGTCGGCATCCACAACTCCCTCACCGTGGGGGGCTCCAAGATGCTCATGCGGCACGTCTTCGCCTCCGACAAGAACCTCGAGAACGGGCAGACCCTCCAGATCACGATGAAGCTCACGCAGTCCGCATAATCCAGGAGGCGATGCACGGATGGCGGAGATCTCTAATGGCACATTTGAGTCGGGCGACCTCACCGGGTGGACGTCCGACCACTCCGGGACGGGCACCTATACCGCGACCGGCACGGTCACGGCAGGCGCCAAGCGGAGCGGCACCTATGGGGCCCGCCTCTATGCGGCCACCCAGGAGAGCGGTCAGGCCACCGCCTCCATCTATCAGGACATCGATCCCCTTGGCTTCACCGACCTCGATTTCTGGTATAAGGTGAATGCCGTCGACTCCATGACGGGGAGCACGTCCATCATCGTGTCACTCACCGCCTACAACGGAGAGACCCCTCAGGAGTATAACTGGCTCTATGAGGAGGATCTGCCCGCCGGGGACTGGGTGCACTTTGTGATCCCGAAGATCTGGATGTCTGCCGACATGGAACTAAACGGTCTCGGGTGGGGTGCCACCACGAGGCTCCGGATCACCGTCACGTGCACCTGCAGTGATGGCACCCCCAAGGGGATCGAGGTCTTCTTTGACGACTTCGCGGACATCATCCGCACCCTCCGGGGGGGAGATTTTGAGGTCGAGAACCTCGACGACTGGGGGAATCTCGATCACCAGGACGGCGATTATGGCGTGGGGAACTCGTCGCTCGATGTGGCAGCGGAGCGGACGACGGGCACGCTGGGCCTCGCGATGCACACGGAGGCCGAAAGTGGCGCGGACACTGCGGTCGTCGAGCTCTGGCAGGAGGTGAGCTCGAACTTCTCGACGCTCTCCTTCTGGTATAAGGTGGCCGCCACCGCCGACGGGACGGGCGAGTTCCGGGTGACCCTCTCCCTCAAGGACGAATACGGGCAGGTCTACGACTACCCGGTGCTCGATCTCGAGAGCCTCACCGCGGGGGAGTGGATTCACGTCACCATCGACAAAGACGAGATTCCCCTGAGTGGCGGCAGCTGGGGGCCCACGACTACACTCAAGATAAGGAGCAGGATCATTTTCCTGGCGTGATGCTATGGCCACTTACGAGAACGACATATACATCGACGATATCGAATTCACCTCCGAATACACCTACACGGAGACCTGCGAGGCCACCATCACCATCGAGCCCTCCGTGGAGGAGCCCGAGCTCGGCGGGGAGCTCCTGGTGGAGACCCACATCCACAACACCCCGAGCGTGCCGACCGTGGCGATCGAGGCGGTCGTGCCGGATGCCACCATCACCATGACGCCCGTGACGCCCGTCATGATGGACATTCTCATCGTGCCGGATGCCACCATCACCATGACGCCCTCGATGGGTGCGACCGTCCTGGGTTCCGAGGCCATCGAGGCCACGATCCGGGTGACGCCCTCCGTGGCCACCCAGGCCCTCGCGGACCCCGCACTGGAGGATCTCATCATCGCGACCCGCGTCCGGGAGGGCCTCCTGGACACCATGATCCAGGGCGAGGTCGACTTCGATGAGGACGCCTCCTCGCTCCTCGGGAAGCAGACCGTCCTCAAGATTCCCGACTACACGGGCACCGAGCAGGAGGTTCTCGTCGGCTTCTATGCCTCCATGAACGCCGAGAGTGCGGCCGTCGGGGAGAACGCCTCGCTCATCGTGTACGACTACGCCTGGTTCCTGACCATGAACTACCTCTCGGACAGGGATCTCGTGCTCCTCAGCCTAGACGAACAGGTCGCGAAGTCGCAATACCGCCTTAATTATGACTTCTGCACGGTGGTCGGGCTCGACTTCCACGTGGGCGATATCGTCGTCGGGGGCACCACCCACCACACGGGCAAGGTCATCCAGAACGAATTCGGCTACATGGGGCTCGGCGTCGGCTACCTCATCCTCGAGGACCTGACGGGCACCCCGATCTCGGGGCACTACTTCCAGGACGACGAGCAGCTCCTCGTGGATGGCGTGCAGATCGCCTATTCCGACGGCTACACGATGGACGTCACCACCATCTGGGACGACTATTATCCCGACGACTGGGTGAAGCGCGTCCTCCTCGAGGAGGACGGATCTCTCCGTTTTGGAGTCTTCCCGTACCGGATCACGCCCGTCGCGAACTGGGCGACCATCCAGTCCACGATCCCCTTCGAGGAGAAGACGACCATCATGCAGGCCTTCCAGCGGCTCGCGAAACTTATCAATTACATCGTATATGTGCGGTGGCTGGACATCGGTGCGGGCTTTAACACCCCCTGCCTGTATTTCATCCCGGAGGCGGACATCGACGACCCCTATAATGGCCTCGACCTTCCCGCGAAGGTCACGATCGCCGCCCCGAGTCCGTGCCTCATCTCACCGAACCGATACACCTTCAAGGGCGACGAGAGGTATAATCGCGTGACCGTCCGGTGCCAGGCCTGGCAGGGGACCGGGCAGTGGTTCTCGTGCACGCTCGAGACGGACGCCCTCAAGTATAAGGACGAGCTGCCCGTCCACTACAAGGAGATCAACAAGGATATCGCCTCTCAGTCGGAATGCGACGCGAGATGTCTCGACCTCTTCACGTACTACTCGGATTATCTCAAGTCCTGGGACGTCTCCCTCCTGGAGCGGTCAGACCTGCGGAAACTGCAGCAGATCGCCTTCTACGGATATGCAAAAATCCCGAACGGCGACTACCGGATCGTCGACATCGCCTACGACTACGACCGGGGCGGCACCGTGAACGAGACCCATCTCACGGTCGTCCCGGAGGCGCAGTTCCACGCCTACCTGAACGTGACCCGCACCTTCACGGATTCCATCTCGGAGATCCGCGCCGTCGTCCAGGAGGAGATCGAGAAGGAAGGCCGCATCGAGGTCGGCACCGTCACGGGCATTAATGGCGCCGTGATGACCGTCCAGACCGAGCGGGGCGTCACAAAGGTCGCCCGTGATCCCACATGGTAGAGCTCCAGGACAAGGTCATCGTCTGCCCGGCCTTCGGGGGGAAGCGGATCATCCTCCCCCCGGGCGGCACCGGAGAGATCGGTGCGAAAGTCGCGATTTTTTACACGACGGGGAAGCCCATCATATATCCACTTGGAACCCCCGCCCTCCAGGACAAGGTTATCTCCTCCGGGACGACGGGGAAGCCGATCGCCATCCTGCCCGGGGGGGGTGGCCACCACTGGGTCGAGATGGCCGCAGAGGCGCCCTTCCTGGGGAGAGCCCAGCACGGGAGCGTCACCCTCTCGGATGGCAGCGTGCTCGTCATGGGGGGGATTATCTGGATGGATGGCACCCCGGGCGACACCTGGAGGTCCACGGACAAGGGCACCACGTGGGTCCGACAGTCCGCGACCGCAGGGTGGGCGCCTCGATCGAGGTTTATGTGCGTGGTTCTCCCGGATGACACCGTCCTCCTCATGGGCGGGGAGGGCACCGTCTACGGCTCGAATGACGTCTGGAAGACCGTCGACAAGGGCGTGACCTGGACGCAGGTCGTCGCTCATGCGCCATGGGCGGGCAGGACGGGCGCCGAGGCAGTCGCTTTCGCGGGCCTCATCGTCATCATGGGGGGATGGACGGGTTACGCCTATGCGAGTGACGTCTGGGCCTCTCATGATGGCGGCGCCAACTGGACCCGAATGGCCACCACGACACCCTGGACGGGTCGGTTCTTTTATAGTGCGGTCGTCACCGATGACGGGGAGATCCTCGTCATGGGGGGCAGTGACATCTCCGCGGGCGTCTATGATGACGTCTGGAAGTCCGATGATGCCGGGGAGACCTGGGATCTGGTCGCCGCCTCGAGTGCCTGGTCGGGGAAGTATGGGATGAGTGCGGTCCTCATGAAGAACGGCGACATCATCATCGTCGGGGGGCAGGGCTCATTCGGAATCGGCTCGAATGAGGTCTGGAAGTCCTCCGACAGGGGCGCCACCTGGAGCTTCCTCGAGAATGCCGACTGGGCGCCGACCTTCGATAATGCCATCGTCCGCCTCCTGGACAACTCCATCCTCGTGACGGGCGGCTTATATGCGACCGGGCAAGTGTGGCGCCGCACCTAACTCCTTTTTTAGACCGTTAACAAATGATTTAATATTGTTAACGGCTTATTTCAGATTATGAAAGAGTTGGACTTAACCTTAACTCCTGGCATGCACGCATTCGTGGATGATGATCAGTATGAGGATTTGAAAAAATTCGCGTGGCGGGCGGTGAAATTGAGAAACACGCACTACGCGAGCCGTCGTTCCGGAGATGACACCATTTTCATGCACCGGACTATCATGAGCCCCCCCGCCGATATGGTGATCGATCACATTAACGGGAATGGTCTCGATAACCGCCGGGAGAACCTCAGGGTCGTAACCGTCAAGGAGAACTGTCAGAATCGTCACCACAGCAAATGTCCTAAAGGTGTAAACACAAGTGATCTGCCATGACAAAAATCTACGAAGAATTTGGCATCACCCGCGAACGGGCAATAGAAGTCAGAACAATTTCCGACGCGGACAAAATCACTATAGAAATGGGCCTTGGATTGCTTGCGAACGGGGCGGGTCTGGCCAAGATCGCGCAGAACTGCATTGCAGCCGGCTGTACACCAATGGAAACGGCATTCCAGACCACGACCGCCGCCATACTGCTCGAACGGATGCGGTGATCGCAATGCAACCAGATCAAGAAAAAATCAAACCTTTTTCAGACCTGCACGGGACGGATCTGTCCGGAGCGGATCTACACAAGGCGAATCTGCGCAAGGCGGATCTGTACGGGGCGAATCTGAGTGAAGCGAATCTGCACGAGGCGAATCTGTACAGGGCGAATCTGAGTGAGGCGAGTCTGTGCGAGGCGGATCTGTCCGGAGCGGATCTGCACAAGGCGAATCTGTCCGGAGCGGATCTGCACGGGGCGAATCTGTCCGGAGCGGATCTGAGTGAGGCGGATCTGTCCGGAGCGGATCTGTACGGGACGGATCTGTCCGGAGCGGATCTACACAAGGCGAATCTGAGTGAAGCGAATCTGCACGGGGCGAATCTGCGCAAGGCGAATCTGAGCGGGGCGAATCTGAGCGGGGCGGATCTGCACGAGGCGAATCTGTACAGGGCGAATCTGAGTGAGGCGAGTCTGTACGAGGCGGATCTGTACAAGACGAATCTGAGCGGGGCGGATCTGCACAAGGCGAATCTGCACGGAGCGGATCTGAGCGGGGCGAATCTGCACAATGCGGATCTGCACGGGGCGAATCTGAACGAGGCGGACCTTGATTTCTCATGCCTGCCATTGTGCTGCGGATCCTTCGGGATGATTGTAGATCGACGCATTGCCGCCCAGGTAGCACTTCATTTCACGAAACTGGTATGTGATGATCCGGACGTACAAGCCGCCCAGACAGCAGTAGCCGGACTGGCAGCAACCAGCCACCGGGCACCATGACCAAGTCAACCCTTTTTAGTTACCTACTCCCAACCCGCCGCCGCCGACCCCGGCCAAGTCGGGAGGCCCTCCGTGACTTTTTTAGACGGAAATTTTCAGACGGTCCCGGCTCCGAGCAAGAAAGGGGCAAGCCAATCAGCGCGACGACAGACATCATTTTTCCCTCCTCAGGTAAAACCACGCGGCTCGGACCCGCCAGGAGGGAGTCCGGCAGGATGCCGGGAGGTTAATCATGGCACTACGAGACGAGATTTTCGGAAATGGAACCACGGAGACCGCGAAGGTCGCCTACCAGTTTGAGCGAGACGAATGCAATGCAATCGCGAAGAGCCTCCAGGAGCTCGGCGTCCGCGAGGGCGGACACTTCGAGAGCCTGCAGCGTGCGTATGAGATACACGGGCACCGCATGAACGTCCTCCACGAGGCATGGATGGCCCTCGAGGGCATCGACGACGCGATCCCCTTCACGGTCGGGTGAGTGCGATGCGGACAAAAATGTCACACAAAACCCTAATCGAGTTGAACCAGGATCACTTCGAGGCCATCTTCTTCGTCGAGGGGAAGCGCGTCCTCTCCTATGGCCACGTGACCCGCATGCAGATCATCCTCGAGCATGAGGCCAAACAGAAGGCATACAAGGCGCCTGTCGCACTCTATATAATCCCTGAGGCCGTCGCCGACGAAATGGAGAAAAACCTCGGAACAAGCGCGATCACCTTCGAGAACGACGAGAAACAATTCACCGCACGGGTGGCCGCCTATAAGGTCAGCCATCCCTTTTAGACCTTCCTTTTTGTGAATCCACGCGGCTCGGACCCGCGGGAGGGCGTACCGGCGCAGAGCCGGGATGATATTCATGGCAGAAATTAAAAAATACGAACCCGATCAGGCCAGCAAGGCCGGCCTCTACGATGTCCTCGCGGGAAAAATCGCGAGAGATATCAGGAATCTCGAGACGACATTCCTCCCCTCCCATGAGGAGGCAGCCGAGAAGGTCATCCGCGAGATCCTCAGCATCGCCCAAAACGACCAGAAGACCGCCTCCGGGCGGTTGATTGAGATTCACCGCCTCTATGAAGGCGTGACCAGTAAGGCCCAGATGGCCATATCAACCGTCCAGGCTGACCATATAAAACTTCAACTTCTGAGGGAGACGTGGAGCTAAATGCCGACAAAGGTCGAGTGTAAAAAATGCGGATCGAAACACTTCCGCATCCTTGTCCACGTCGCGGGAGCGGTGGATATTATTTGTGTAGACTGCGGAGCACGCTGCGACGAAGTGGTCGCGACGGTTAAGGGATAATCATGGCAAAAGTAACAATCGAAAGACTATATGCCTCGTCCTCCAAGCAGGACGAGATCACCTTCCTGAAGAAGGTCAAGGCGGCGGCAGGTGAAGACACATATATCGCGAGCTTCCTCAGCGATGAACTCATCGCATGGCTCGAGCGCCGCATCACTGACGACTGGAGCACCGACATCTTTGAGGAGTACACTAACTTAGAGACGAACGGCGAGAAGAACGCCACGGCTGCGGTCCTGCAGCACGTGAGGCACGTCCGCGAACTCATCGAGGCGGAAAAGATGAACGAGGAGCTCCGCATTCGGAAGCGCCTCCGTGAGAGTGGTCGCGCCCCTCTCATCATCGCCGGGGAGGAGCCCGTGCCGGGTCGCCGGCCGACTCCGCACGCCTTCCTGGATGACATCGTACAGGACACCTCGGCCGTCCGACCGAGCGAACTCGCGATCGCGATGGCGGCGCAGCGGCTCGCCCGCGGCTGCCAGTTAAAACGTCCCTACTATGCGGATGTCAATGACGAGATCCGTGACAAGGAGGACGCGGTGGCCAAGCAGGACGCCCTCGATATCCAGCATGAGGCCGAGGCCGAGCAGTGGTGCTTCGAGCAGGCCCAGCAGGCGGTCGCGAACCATGAGGCCATCGCGTGCCCGGACTGCCACGGATGCGAACGGGGCGAGGCCCTCGTCCGTGAGATGGAGGAGGAGCGCGTCAAGGAGATCGAGCGGTCGGCTGCCGCTGAATGCGCCGACAATGGAGATGACAATGTCACTGAGAACTGAGAACGGTCGCGAGTGGAATCCCTTCGCGGCAATACCCGACTCACACGCCCAAAAGGAGGGCGGCATCCTCATTTGTGAGTCGATGGATGTCGGAGGCGCCGGCCGGGTGGCATTCACCCGCGAGTACCTCGTGCAGTTTAATCCGCCTGAGATCGTGGATGGATACTTCGCGAACCTCTCCGAGAGGTTCTTCACGTGGTGCGACCAGCAGCAGAAGGTCTTCGGGAAGCACAACTCCAAGCGGACGGAGTTCAGCCTCGAGGAGGGCGACCTCTTTCCGATCGGCATGGACCTTAATGAGGGGTGGCCGAACAGTGTCGTCACCCCGATCGACACCCGGAAGCCGAGGGAATATATGATGATCGGCGCGGGCGATATTATGTTCCTTCGCCACGAGGGGAAGCGGTTAAAATGACCACTGCCGGACTCATCAATGGCCGACCGATCGGAGCACCGAAGCCCAAGCCCAAGAAGGAGCCCGACCCGGTGCCAAGGACGGCCGCCGACTTCCACAAGAACATGCTCGTCTGGTGGAAGGAGCCCGGCCGCGACCGCAGGATGCTCGATAAGGCTGCCTGGGTGCTCTCCGTCAATCAGGAGCAGGACACAGTCCTCATCGGCTTCTTCCAGGAGCCGACCGCGACCCGTGAGGAAGGTCATGCCATCGTGTCGCCCCGGGTGCTACGCCCGCGGGCGGGGAAGGACTGATGCCGCACAATACGACCGCCGACCACATGCGGGCGCTCCTCAGCTGCCCGGACTGCCTCAATGATCCCGAGGTGGCATGCCCGCGGAACCCGGACGGGGAATGTCTCGAGTGTGGTGCTCGCCTCTGCGCGAAGCACCTCCTCGAGCACTTCCAGAAGGTGCACTGCATAAGCATCGAATGGCGGGGGATGCTGAAATGAGCAAGTGCGGGGATCGGCTCGTGAAGGCGGCGCTCGATGCGCCCCCCGCGCCGATCGTGCGGATTCCGGCCGCCATCATGAAGGCCGGCCACTACGAGGACGCCACCCACGACTTCATCGTGCCACGGTGGCATGAACGCCATGGGATCGCGCCCGTCTGCCCGTGCTGCGGGGGCACCGACTTCGACCAGCTCGACCGCGACCAGGACGAACGCATCAAGAAGCAGATCTGCGAGTTCGCCGCGTACTGGAGGACGGGCGGCGCCTCGGTGCCTCGCTGCATGGTGAGGGACCGCTCCGGCACGTGCCCGCGCCCGGACGTCTGCGAGGAGGCCAAGCCGGGATGCCTGCGTCTCGACGCATACGTCTCGCAGTGCGGGAAAATGCCAGGCCAGAAGTGCCCGAAGAACATCTGCCCGATAAGACTTATGGAGTGGCAGACAGAGATGAATTCAAGGAGACATCAAGGATGAGCACACATGTACGAATCGACGCCCCTCTGAAGTCCTGGATGGACGACAACAAGAAGGAGGGCGACACGCTGAGCGATATGATTAAACGGGCCTTCATCGCGCAGGCCCACTATGACGCCGGGGAGAAGAAGCCCGACACGGTCGTCATGAAGGTCGCCGAACGCATGAAGGCGGAGAAGCGGCTCGCCGAGCTGGAGGCGCTCTGATGGCGCTCAAGTGCGGGAAATGCGACGGAGTTGTCGCGGGCCCTGGGATCCCTTGGAAGTGCCCGAGCTGCAAGATGACCGACATCACGCAATGGACTCGCGTGGAGGATGACATCGACCCCGTCAAGCACAACCGCGATCGCGCCTTCCTCGAGGGCAGGCGGGCACCATGACCCCCGAGGCCATGCGAGGACTCGCGATCGGCTTCGGCATCGGGATTCTCGCGGCGACACCGTTCGCGATCCTGCTCGTGAATACCCTCCTCAGGGGGCACCCATGAGCGCGTGCGGCGTGAAAGTGGAGGGGCTCCGCCATGATGAGACGGACACCTCGCTCGGGTGGACCCTCTACCCGTTCGATACCCCCGCGGAGGTCGCGGACTTCAAGAAGCGGATCGATGACGTATGGAAGGAGATGGTCAAGGCATGAGCGACGACGACGGACTCGAGAGTTTTTCGGTCGGTCGTGACGACTTCGACCCCGCCGCCTGGATGGGCGATAATTGGTATTGTGGATGTGGCTGCGAATTCGTATGTCGTGACGCCGGCATGGAGGCCGAGTGTCCTGACTGCGGCCGCATCCTCGCGAGGAATGGCGGCTACGTGGACGACCGCACCCGTGAGGAGCGGAAAAAAGCTGAGGAGGGCTGAGAATGTATAATCTTGAATGGACAGACCCCGAGAGGACGGTCGTCGCGGAGTCCTATGACCCCGTGGAGGCCTGGGAGAACTACCGCGTCAAGTTCGGCGACTTCCGCACCTTCGAGGCCATCGAGCGCGAATGGTACAGGGCGCATGAAAAAGTTCCGTGTCCACTCACTCCTGAAGAACGAAAAGAGGAGATGGAACTACTTATCACGATGGAATGCGAGACGGAGGCTTGAATGACAAAAGAAATCATTTTATCCCGGGGAAAGGTGGCACTCGTCGATGATGAAGACTATAATAAACTGAAGGTTTTTAAATGGTTCGCACACCCCGACGGCATTACCTTCTACGCCTATCGAAAGAATCCTCAAAAAATCCCCTCTCACCTGAAAATGCACCAGGTAATCATGGCCTCATCAGGAGATCTGCAAGTCGATCACATCGATGGAGATGGCCTGAATAATCAAAGGGCGAATCTTCGTCTTGTCACGAATCGGGAAAACTGTCAGAACCGCCATGTCCAGACATCGAATAAGTACCCGGGAGTTCAGAAATATACGGGCAATCTCACAAAGCCCTACCGGGCGAAGATCTATGTCAAGGGGAGACAGAAACACATCGGATTCTTCAAAACCGAGGAGGATGCCGCAATTGCATACCGGGTCGCGTGCGCAGTTTTAGAACCTCTACGAGGTGCATCATGACCCGGAACGAGAAGCTCCTCCTCCTCCTCGCGCTCGGCGTGATGGTGGTGTTCTTCCTGCTCTTCCATGGGTGGACGACGCCCTCCTCGAGTGCGTGCCCCTCCACGGTGGCCGTGCCGGCAGTCTGCCCGAACGTGACGCCGGTCGAGAATTGCACCGCGCCTCGTGCGCCGCAGCTGGGCGAGTCTTCCCTATCCGGGTATGGCTCAAGCAGCTCACACTCGCACGATGAACCTCCCGCGGGCCCTCCTGGTGAGACGACACCGACACCCACGGGGACGCCGACCGTGACCGTCACGATCCCCACGGAGACCCCGTTCCCTACGCCGACCTCATTCCCGGTCCCGGAATTCCCCTTCCTGGGTGGTTCCCATGGATGAACGTAAATGTAAGCGGGTAAGATTCCGGAATATTCCCCCCTCCAAAAAGGAACGAAGTCGCGGCTTAATTTATAAAACCCGATTCTTAGACGCTCCTCCAATGGGAGAGGGAGATACTCTCGTTATCACCACCGACCTCGCGAAAGGGCGTGTCACTAAGGCATGCATAACCCGGGGTGACCCATGACGCTCGAGCGGGAGTCCGTCCTCGAGTCCTTCTGCGGGGCGGGCGGCATGGCGGGCGGCTTCGAGCCGCACTTCGACATCGCTCACGCCTTCGACATCAAGCCGGAGGCCGTCCGCACCTACCACCAGAACCACCCCAGGACGTCCGTGCGGCGCCTGGACATCAGAAACATCACGGGCTGCCGTGCCGACTACGATGGCGTCACGGGCCTCATAGGGGGCCCGCCTTGCCAGCAGTGGAGTCGCAGGAACCTCCATCGCCACGAGTGCGACACCCGCGAGGATCTCCCCGCGGAATTCGTGCGCCTGGTGAGTGAGATCCGCCCGCGCTTCTTCGTGATGGAGAACGTCCCGACCGCCCCCAAGGAGGAGAAGTTCAAGGTCATCAGGGCCACCGAGGCCTTAGGCTACACCGTAGCCAGCGTTCACGTGAACGCCGCCGACTACGGAGCCGCCCAGACCCGGCGCCGCTGGATCGTTATCGGCCAAAAGGGATCCTCCTGGAGGGGCGCGAGGAAGCGGCCACCCATCACCGTCCGCGAGGCCTTCGCGACCGTCCCGCACCTCTGGGGCGCCATGAAGTGCTCGGAGTCCGTGGTGGAGAATATGCGCCACGCCACGCCCGACGCATGGACGTCCTCGAGTGGCGGCAGCGGATACAAGAACATGATTAAGCTCGAGATGGACAAGCCGGCGCCGACCCTCGTGGACCTCAAGCACATCTACATGGTGCACCCCGAGGAGGTCAGGAACATCAGCCTCGCGGAGGGCGCAGCCCTGCAGGGCTTCCCCGGCACGTACTCCTGGAGCGGCACCGAGAGCGAGATCGCCAGGATGATCGCGAACGCTATGCCGACCCAGCTGGCAGCCGCGATCGCGGAGTCCGTGGTGGTGTAAATGCGAGACCCGGAAAAAATCACCGTCAGTATTTACCGCGTCGACTATCGGATTCTTATAGCGATCGCCAAAAAGGAAGACCTCCGCGATCTCAAAAACCACCCCTCGATTAAAAAGGCGGTCAGGTTCGTCTTAAAAGAGGTCCCTCATGACGTTCTGCCCTGAGGATAAATTTTCATGCACTCAGCGGAATCACCCGGCTTATCCGTGCACTAAAAAATGTGATGGCACCTGCGCCGACTGGGGGAATTGTGATAGCTGCGAGGGCGCCTGGATGTGCCCGAGTGCGACACGGATGAGTGTATGATGTCCTGCTATGAATGCGCCCGGAGACTACCCGAGACGGCGGCCGCTGCGGGTGTCGATGACTGCCCGATCTACTCGCTGATGTGCGACTTCTTCAACCCTAAGATAGAAGCCGACGCCATGATTATCGCGATGTCGATCGCAAGGATCACCCTCACCATGAAGTGCGAGCACGAGATCCCCCGAGTGGACCCCGCAAAGGTGGCGATCCAGGATGCGAAAAAATCAGAACTTTAAACGACTCTGCCGTCACGGCATGCAGCGGAAGACCATCCGCGTCGACTACCACGACGACATATATGAGTGTCTTTTCTGCGGAAAGAAGCGACGCGGTCGACCGCTCGAGCCGTGAGCCGTGCCTGGCATGGCGTCACGTCGAGGGCGGACGCGAATAGTATGACTTTAATATAAAGCACTACCCAAAAGGGAACCCAGAGGTGAGAATGCGAATCGAAGTCGAAGAGGAGACCCTCGCGTATATCGACACGTACCGGAAGAACTACGGGCGCGGTATATCCAGGAAGGAGGCGCTCCGGATGATGATCTCCGGGATGTTCCACCCGCCCACGCACGAGACCCTGAAGCAGTACGGTCTCTTATGTGACGATGACGGCAGCCGAGCGGCCGCCCGATCACCAGGCATCGAAGTCCGAAAAAAATAATATTGGAGGTTAAAATTCATGGCAAATGTTCGGCCTGCCTCCGAGTCTTCACCGGGATACGTGGAGCTCGATGGCGGACCTATTGAAGTATCACCTATCAGTGATAAATGTCCTTGCCCTGAGTGCGGGGAGCAACTCGTGAGAGGGCGCCGCGCCGGTGAGGACACCCTTCTGTATTGGTGCCTTAACGCGGCGTGCCCGTGGGGCCCCGCGGTCTTCCTGCCGGGGTGCCCGGCATGAAACACACGACCATCCTCAAGCCTAACGATACATGGGGGAAGGAACTGCAGAGCGTCATCACCGATATAAAAGTCGCAATCGTGACGGGGAAAAACGTCGTCCTCGAGGTCGACATCGGTGAGTCCTGCCCGAAGTGTGGCGGGGTCTCAGTTGATGGCGGCGATATGTGGCTCAAGCAGTACGGCCGCCGTCATCGCACGTGTATCGACTGCATGCACATCTGGCCGGAGGCCTCGGCATGATGTTCCGAATTTTCAAGCAAGGGATCACCGCGCTCGACACGTTCGAGCAGACCGTGAACGAGTGGCTCAAGCAGCCCGACGTCCGCATCATCTCGAAACACATGAGCGCGAATGGCGATATCGGAATCTTTTATGAGACGTGCTCGGACTTCCAGCACCGGAACAACTGGCTCACCATCCAGGAGGACGCCGTCCTCGACCACCTCAGGGATGTCGCTCGAGCCGTCCAGGACGACAAGGACTACCCCGAGCTGAAGAATCAGCAGCAGCGGGAGATCTATTTATTGCACCGATACGGAGTGAACTCCAAGGAGGCGGACATCGTCCGTGAGCTTCTCCGCTCCGAGATGGCCGCCGTCCTCAATAATGAGACCAAAAAAGAGGGATAAATTCATGGATGCAAGAAGCGAGGCCGAGAGCCTCAAAACAAACCCATTACCGCCATTGGTGGCGGTTACGGATGATAAATACCTACCGACCGCCCTCCACGTCATCGACGAGGAGATCGCGAAACTCGAGAGCGAACTCACTCTCCGTATGCAGGAGTACATCCAGCCCATCGAGGACAAGATCGCCGACTACACCAAGGAACGGCGTGAGAAGCTCGAGGCTGCCATCAAGGGCGGACACCTCGATGATGGGACATGGATGATCGAGCGTGACGTCCACGAACCGAACCAAAAGGTCAACGCGACCGCCGTCCGGAACAACTACCCCGCCGAATACCTGCGGCTCGTCCTCTTCAAGGCCGAGAACGCCATGACTACAGGGAAGAAGCTCCTCACGGACGAGACCGTCACCGACCCGGACGACCCTCTCGGCGTGCACCGAGTCCTCCGCCTCGATGTCAAGGAGGCGACGCTCGCGCTCTCGAAGAAAGACCTCGAGACGGTCATCACCGGGAAGGGTGCACCCGCGAAGATCCAGGCGCTCCTCCACCGCCCCGGGGAGAGCACCGTCACGTATGAGCTCAAGAAGTCGGAGGCGTCCTGATGTCAAGCATGATCTCGAGGATCGTCAGTTACGGGAAGGGAACGATGGAAGCCGGCGGGAAGGAGCTCACACTCACGCCGTTCGACAAGGACGCCCCCACCAAGTACCCGCCCGGTACGATAATGAAGTTCCTCATCGACGACCGTGACGGGAAGACCGTCACCGCGTTCGTGCGGCCGTCCGCTGCGGACCTCGAGGTGTTCAACCGCACCGACAAGACCGCGCCCATCACGGAGACCACGCAGTCCGCCCGCAAGCAGGACACCGCGAAGCCTCAGCCTGCAGGCTCGGATAAAAAGGCCACCGGCAAGGCCAAGGAGCCGCCCGTGGCTGCACCTGAGGGCCTCTCGAAGGAGGCGCTCGCGATGTTCACCGAGTTATCGACGGCACCGATCGCAGTCTGGAATACACTCCGCACGGAGAAGCCGCTCATCTTCGAGCAGATCATCAAACAGATCCCCCTCCCGACACCCGTGGCCGGTCCCGAGGATGCCACGAAGGACATGCGCAAACTCATCGGCAGCGTCGCGAAGGCCGACCCGAAGTTCGTGACGGATATGTTCGACCGCGAGCCTCAGCTCATGCAGGCCCTCGTCAAGAACCTCCGGGACGCCACCGGGACGCTCTTCATGGACCCCGCGAGCCTCGAGACCGCGATCGGCGCCTTCCCCACGGAACGCGAGCTCCTGGAGATGTCGAAGTCCTCCGAGGGCTACTGGCGGGCGAAGTTCTACCTCGACCTCTCCGCGAAGGCCGAGATCCGGGACGCCGTCCGTGGCAAGATCTGGGGCTACGCGGTCGCACGTGCCTCGCGGATCGTCCTCCATGCGGTGCCCCCCGCGAGCAAGTCGGCAGACGAGATCCTCGCGGAGATTGTCCGCGTCGCGAAGGAAATTATCAAGATGCGGAACGCCACCATCCTCCAGGAAGTGCCCGCGGAGGCGCCATGATGAATGATTCCGATATCCGGGACATGCTCATTAAGAACCCGGTCGCACACATCGAGCCCGCCTGCTCGAACGCCATACGGGTCGCGGCACGCTGGAAGGAGTTCACCAACTCGCACGGAGGCGATTCCTTCACGGAGACCCTCTCGTGGAGGCTGAAGATCCGCCCGAATCAGCGAGGCGTCTCCGTCCAGGAGCTCCTCGCGATCGCGGACGATGTCAAGAGTCCCCTTTATCCCGATCTCGAGGCGGATGCGAATGTCATCACCATCACCGTGAAGACCGTCCTCTGGCAATACGAGACTAAAGTGACGGAGCTGCTCGCCTTCGTGGACAAAATCCGGACGGCTGAGCTCGCGTACTCGCGGTTTAAGACCATGACCGTCATCCGTGATAATGCCGAACGGAGCCGCCGGGAACTCGAGGAGGCTCGAGCCGCCACCGAGAAGGCCCGGCAGGAGGCCATCCAGGCCGGGCTCGGTGAGTGACGTGCTCTTTAAACCCTTTCATATATGGCCGATCATCACCACGAACCCCGCCATCAGGAAGACCGTCACGCGCCGCCTCTGGGATAAGAAAAAACCGCCCTCCCAGCGGCACGCGAGGGCCAAGGTGGGCGCCATCCACGTCGCACATCTCGGCTTCTTCGGCGAACACCCCTTCGCGAGCCTCCGCATCCTGGATGTCCGACAGGAACGGCTCTTCGATATCACCGAGGCGGACGCCCTCCGGGAGGGCGGCTATACCGTGGAGGAGTTCTTCGCCGTGGTCGAGAAGGTCAACAAGCGGCCGATCGACATGGACGAGTACCTCTTCCGGGTGGAGTTCGAGCGCCTCGCGGGGTGTCCCCTGACTGCGACCGAACTCAAATTCTATGAGGCCGAATACTGGAAGCACATGGCAGCTGTCCGGCACAAAGTTCTCGAGGCGCGATGATGACCATCACCGAGACCGCGATGATGTGGATGGTGCGCCTCCTGGTGGGGGTCGCCGTCGTCGTCATTCTCGCGGTGGCCGGTTTTATCTGGATGTGGTGGCGGAAGTGGCACCCCCGGACCTGAACACCGCGATCGAGCACCATCACGTCATCCTCACGGGGTGGTGGAGAACGCCACGCTATCGTGCTGCAGTGGCGAAACTCAAGGAGGCTAAGCCATTCTGCGAGCGGTGCGGGAAGCCCACCACGACCGCCTTGCATGGCGCCAGCGACTACTCCAAGGGCTACGAGCACTATGTGAGTGTGGTCGAGAAGATGACCGTCCCCGCGGGGTGCCAGCGATGCAACCGCGAGGAGCGGCGGAACCGTCGCCCCTGCCCGCTCTGCGTCCAGGCATACGCCAAGGATCACACGTGGCGGATCGGATACATCCCTTTTGACGTCGAGACGTGCTTCCGTCATAAGCCCAAGGAGGAGCAGGCGCGACTCATCCGCACCGCGAAGGCCAAGCGGGAAGGCAGGACCGCGACCGCCCGGTTCCCGTGCGGATCACGACTGCCCGGACAGGGATGCGATAACGAAAAACATATCGGAGCCTGCGATAGAAGTGCCAAGAACGCCGAAGGGTGCGACCATTTCGGCAGGAGGAGACCGTGATCCCCGCGTATCGACTGAAAATAAAAATGAATCAGGAACGGAAGCAGTGGCCCTCTCAGGTGGAGGTCGCCGACCACCCGAACACGAACGCCTTCACGCTGCGATTCAACTGCGATCCCGACTGCCCGCGACTGTATGAATGTATCGTCGTGAGGATGCTCTGCCCTCCAGGACATCGCCGCCTCTGGAAACTCTGGCAGGATGGCGGGGTGACACCGTGAAGTCCCCAATGGAACCCATGGTCGCCCCGTCAGTGACCGACCCCCCTTTCCTTCGTGTCGAACTGCCTCTCTCTCTCAGAGAGACGAAGAACCGTATATATAATATATATATATGTATATACGATTCGATTTTTCCGCGACAGGCCATTCTAAGATTCGAGTGGTTCCAATGGAACAAAAGGGGGGTGTCAAGTGCCCGCCCATAAAAAATATCAAACGAGGTATATCACGACGGTCGCAATGGAGGACAAGCTCCACCGCATCGCGGAGTCCCTCGGCATCGAACTCTCGGAGGCACTCGCGGCCGGCCTGCACTTTTATATCCGGCTGAGGATCGCCGACAGTGACCGACGCCTCACGCCCGTACTACTCAAGGACTTCCAGGATCTCGAGGAGCTCGCGCTCAAGGATCTTAAAGCGTATATACGCTTGAAAGACGAGGAGCAGGCGACGCTCGAAATGGTCACGGAATCGCTTAAACCCGAGCCCACCGTGGAGGTGTGGAGCCCAGATGACGAAGCATATATACGAATCCCAAAAAGTCAATTCGACGCCCAGCCGGGCGCCTGGACAAGGAGGGCGACCTCATGAAGCGGAACACCATCATCCTCGGCGACTGTAAGCCCGGCATGGCCGCACTCCCCGCGGGGTGCGTGGACATCATCGACACCGATCCCCCGTATATCGCGAGCGAATGGGAGGCCGCCTACACGACGCTCGCGAGGGGAGCCATGCACGTCCTCAAGCCGGGCGGCTTCTGCGTCACCTATACACCGCAGCGGCATTTCGACGACATCTTTGACATCATGCGCCGGCCTGGACTGCGGTATTATTGGATCGTGCCCTCCATGAACGAAGGATCGACCACCGTGCTCGTGCACGACCGGAACGCCATCTGTCTCCATAAGCCCATGGTGATCTGGCAGAAGCCCCTCGAGACGGGCCTCCTGGAGAAGGCGCCGCTCGTCTTCTGCGATGTCGTCAAGGGCCGGAAGCAGAAGGCATACATCGCGTGGCAGCAGTGCATCCACGACGTGCTCGGCCTCCTGAGCCGACTCGGCCATCCCGGCGACCTCGTGCTGGACCCCTTCACGGGCTCCGCGACCGTCCTGCTCGGTGCGAAACTGCTCGGCATGGACTGGCTCGGCTTCGAGATCGACCCCGTCACGTACCGGATCGCGAAGACCCGCATGGAGCAGCAGCCGCTCACGCTAGGAAATTTCCACCAGGGGGAGGTGAAAGATGGCCTGCGCTCGCGCCGACTCAAATGACGCCGTCCGGGACTTCCTCGCGAAGTTCATCCGGAATCAGAAGCGGAACTACCGACGAGCCAAGACGAAGAAGCCGATTATCCTCGGCTCTGCGGATCTCGCGCTCATCGTGAACAAGGCGAACAAAAGCCGGGCCTTTACGGCTCAGAGAATCGCCGCACTCCTTGGGGAACGCGACGACCTCGAGCATGCGGGTCATGGCAGATGGAAGGTGATTATGTGAAGGAAAAAACCCGAGTATATCTACGCGGACGCGGTCGAGACTTCGAGCGGTTCCGCGAGGAGCTGAGGAAGATCGCGATCGAGAATCCGAACACCCTCACGCTCACCGTGAACGGCAAGGTGGAACCATGATCGACGAGGACGTAGAGGCCGCCATCGAGAAATGTGACGGCGCCGCCCTCTGCCCGGTGAAGAAACTCCTCGAGGACGAAACTCCCGACCAGGCGCTCGAGCATCTCGTCCAGGAGGAGGCGGCCGCCACGGGGCTCAGTCCCGAGGGGATCGCGAAGAAATGGCGCGATGAGCTCCACAAGGACCGCCCCCAGTATCTCGCCCTGAACGTAAAGACGAAATTATTGATCGGATTCAAATGTGCGGAGGCGATGGATGACTTCTCGAAGGCATGCACCGACCGGGACGTCTTCATCTACCGCCTCGGCACGGACTACCTCCTGGACGGTCACACGGAGGGATCGCGATGAGTGAGGCCCGATCGGAGCGCCGCCGTCTCGATAAGAAGAAGATGCAGGACACCCGCGTCATCACCCAGAAGGGCGGCCACCAGGTGCGAGTCGTCACGACCCGAGCGGTCGACCGAGTCAACAGGATCCGGAACGACCCCGAGTTCGCCCGGTTCCGTGCCGCCTATGCGATTGTCCTGGAGCGGCCGCCCCAGTTCGGCGCCGACCCCTTCGATCCCCCCGAGGTGATGGATGCCCGCGCAGCCCCGCATCAAGTATAAAGGCAGCCGCACCGCCCACCAGGTGGTGCTCGAGGGCATCCGATTCGACTCCCGCGGGGAGGGTGAACGATACCTCGAGCTCTGCATTGCGAAGGCCCGCGGAGAGATCCGCGACTTCTCGCTGCAGCCACGCTTCCAGATTCAGCCCGCCTTCGACAAGAACGGCGTGCACTGGAGGGAGCGTGTCTACCGGGCGGACTTCCGGGTCGTCCAGCTGGACGGTCACATCGTCATCGAGGACGTCAAGGGGTGGCATGGATTCTCGACCGAGATCTATAAGTTCAAGAAGTGCCTCGTCGAGTTCAAGTTCCCGCACATCCGCATCGAGGAGGTCCGCCGCAACGGTAAGAACATCGACAAATTAATGGAAATTTTAAAAGGAATGAATCATGGCAAAAACTGAACCAACCGAAGACGGCACCGCAGCCGCGACCGCCGTCAAGAAGGACCGCAAGAAGAACACCAAAAAGGAGCAGGCCGTCAAGGAGCTCAATCCCGACGCCCCCACGGACTACATCACGCTCGAGACCGCCACGATGACCGCCGTCCTCAAGGCGCTCAGGGCGCTCGTCCCGGAGTGCCGCATGCACATCATGAAGGACGCCATCACCGTCCAGGCTGTCGACACCGCGAACGTCGCGATGGTGGAGCTCACCATGAGGGAGGAGGCCTTCCTGGACTTTCACATGAAGACCGACGTCATCGGCCTCGATGTGGATCGCCTCCTCCTTGGGGTCTCCGCGATGGCGGACGGCCGCGTCGACCTCATCCGTGTGAACTCCCAGAAGTTCGTCCTCACGGATGGCGTCACCCGCTTCGACTACGTGCCCCTCGACCCTAACACGATCCGGAAAGATCCGAATCCGCCCACGATCGAGCTGCCCGGCACGATCATCGTGAATAATGCGGAGTTCGCGGAGAACGTCGCGACGGCGAAACTATTCAGCGACAAGGCCGCCCTCACCCTGCAGGCTGACCTCCCCGAGAACCATTCGAGGCTGAACATCGACGCCGAGGGCTCGATGGACAAGATCCACAAACAGGTCGAGGAGATGGTGGACGGGTCCGAGCCGAAAGGTGCACGCGGCACCTGGAGGAGCCTCTTCTCCCTCGACTACCTCGCGGACATCGCGAAGGTCGTCAAGGCCGCGAAGCCCCCCGCCGCGCTCAAGGTGCAGATCGGAGACGACCATCCCGTGAAGCTCAGCATCACGATCGCGCCCGGCGTGAGTGTCATCTACCTCCTCGCACCACGGATCGAGGCGGATTAAAATGCCCTACAACGTGAAGGCCGTCATCAAGCAGGAGAATTCCCTCTGGAGTGCGGCGATTCCGTCCCTCGACCTGAACACCACCGGGCACAAGTCGCTCGAGCGGTGCCTGGATACCCTGACACCGATGATCGCGTGGAAGGTGTCGCAGGACTTCGGCAGCACCCACCCCGTGACCGCCAAGATAAACACGATGGCCGTCCGGGTGGAGTTCGAGATCGATGTGGAACGAAACCACAGCCTCGAGGAGTTCGTGGCCCCCGTGACCAAGGGGAAGCCCCCAACCGCACCCCCCGAGCAGTCCGAGGAGAACTGCCACGAGTGCGAGCACTACAGCAGCAAGAACACCGTCAAGGAGTCGTGTCCGCGCAAGGATGAGCTCCTCTTCCGTGGCGGCACCAAGACGGGCGCCCAGCTCATCCAGGACACCGTCACCTATGGCTGCCACGTCTTCACCAAAAAGACCGACACCCTCGAGTCCGTGAAGGAATCCGTCAAGGCCACGGACGACGCGGTCGCGGCTGCCAAGACCGAAGCCGGGAAGGCGGGCAAGAAGAAGAAGCGCCGCCCCTCGATTCGTGCCTGCCCCGACGACTGCCCGAACAAGAAGATTGTCCCCGAGGGTAAGGACAAATATCCTCAGGGTCGATGCGGCCACACGGGCAGCAAGATCCGCGACATGCACGCATGTCCGACCGGCCTCCTGGATAAGGAGCCCACCGGGACGCCCATGCCGGCCGAGACGTGCGACACCTGCGAGGCCGCCGATATCTGCCAGCAAAGGGATCCCCGGGCGGGCTGCCTGAGCGCGGCGATCGCGGCGGAGTCCGCCAGGAAGGCCCAGAGGAACAAGAAGCCCAGCAAGAAGAAGGGGGCCACGAATGCCAGCTAAGGACACCGTCCTCCGCGTGCGGTACTCGAAGATCCTCACAGACACCACCACCACGCTCGAGCACCCCTACGATGACGCGGAGATCCTGCCCGGTGATGGCGTCATCTTCCGCTCCTATGTGGACCCGAACGATCCCGGCAAGGGGCCCGTGCAGACCGAGATCCTGCCGTGGCACGGCTTCGATCGGCTGCAGATACGCCGCATCACGCGGGAACAGTTCGATAAGGAGATCGCCGAGGAGCATGGCGTCGACCTCCCGGAGAAGCTCCCGTCCTGCTTCGGTGCACCAGGCACCAGTGAGGACGATATCCACTGCCAGAAATGCCCCGATGCGGCGGCATGTGCCGCGAAGGAGCTGGAGGCGCGGAAATGAACGTCATATACGCCCCGAAGGGCAGAGCCTCCGAGTATGGAGCACTCGCGGCTAACCTGTATAGGCGATGCGGCCATGCCTGCGTGGAGTGCTACGTCCCCGAGCTGCTCCGCATGTCCTACGAGGACTTTAATCAGCCCGCGACACTTCGCCCCGGCGTGCTCGAGAAGCTCGAGCTCGAGGCCCGCCAGCTGGGCGCCGCCCACGATGAACGGGAGATCGTGATGTCCTTCACGTGCGACCCCTACCATCCGGGCGACAACCTCCCCACCAGGAGGGCGATCGAGATCTTCATGCGACACGGGCTCCGCTTCACGGTCCTCACCAAGGGAGGCACGCGGTCGGAACGTGACTTCGATCTGATGACAAAATACCGCGCCCGGTGCCGGTACGGTGCCACCCTGACCTTCCGATCGCGACGGATGGGGCTCACCTTCGAGCCCCGGGCGGCTTCGCCTTGGGAACGGATCGGCGCCCTCTCCCGCGCCCACGATCTCGGCATCCCCACGTGGGCGTCGATCGAGCCCGTGCTCTTCCCGCAGGAGTCGCTCGAGATCATGAAGCTCGCGACGCCCTTCGTGGATGAATTCCGCATCGGTGCCGTCAACCACATAGAGGCCCTCCTGGAGCGACTGCCCGGTTATGTGCCGCCCACGCGGCTCGAGATGGTGGAGTTCGTGCACCAGATCGTCGACTTCTTCAAGGACAAAAAGAACCTCATCATCTGGAAGGAGTCCATGAGCCCCTTCCTGGAGACCGCCGGCCTAGATGCCCCGGGCATCGTCGGGAGGCGGATCTGATGCCGATCCCCGTCATCATCTCCTCGATATACTGGGACGAGCCGAAAAAACTCGGCTGCGTGGTGGTCTTCAAGAACGCCACCCCTGAAGACGTGGATGACTTCATGGTCGCACTCAAGCAGGACGTCAAGGAGCATCACATCTTCGGAGTAGCTCATCTTATGCGAGCCGTGGGCGCCCTCGCGGAGCTCGCTGGCGCTGACGTCCATGTCTATGATCAAGCGACCCTCTTCAGGAATGAGGTGGTATAATGAAAGGCATCTCGAAAAAAGACCGGGAGTTCGTGGAGAAGACCATCCTCCACGCCTGCCGCCGAGAGGCCCGCACGGTCGCGGTCATCCACGGCTACGTGCTGAGCCGGGCCCCCACACTTAAGCCCTTCCACATCGACACCTGCCAGCGGTTCGTGCGGCGTCTCAAGGATGAGGGGAAACTTGAGCGGCACGGCCGCGAGATCTTCACGGGCGGCGGATGGGCGCCCAAGTACCGCGCCGTCCAGGAGGAGTCATGATCAAGATCGTCGCCCATGTCGGCACCCCCATCATGGCCATCCTCAAGGAGGGCCAGATCACGATGGCGTGCGACAAGCTCGGACGGCATCCCGTCTTTGAGACCCCCCTCAGACGGGAGGATCTCGTCGTCCTGGACAACTCACCCGCGAACACCTATGAGGCCACCGAAGGGATGGGCGTCGTCGTAGGGTGGAATCGGCAGGATGTCCCCACCATTCCGCTCGCACATTCCGGGAACTTGGTCTTCATCGGGTCAATCGACTCGGAGCCGATGTTCCGGAACGTGCCCGGAGGGGCGGAGGCTCTCCCCATCACTTGGGAGGAGCTCCTCAGGCGGAAATACTACCGCGTGGCGGCGATTCAATGGATGATAGGTGTCCTATGATCACCCTCTACACGCTCGAGAACTGTCCGCACTGCGAACAGCTCAAGGAACGCCTCACCGCCGCCGGCTATGAGTTCCAGGAGAAGAACATGCAGGACGGCGAAGCCCTCGCGGAGATGCGGATTAATGGATGCTTTGAGGTGATGGCGCCCGTCCTCCTGGTGGATGGCCGCTTCTACTCCGCCGCGATGTGCGAGAACGAGGCCTTCCTGACGATGACATTCGGCGAACTGCCGCCCGTGAACGCGCCCCCGATGCCCGACTTCGAGGAGACCCGCACCACCCTCCAGGAGAAGGCCGTCGAGCCCCGCGTGGAAGAGGTCCAGAAAGAGCCGCTCGTCTACCAGTTCGAGGTCATCTCGGGAAGGTGTGCCCCCGACCTCTATGCGGTCCTCGAGGCGCACATGGAGGAGACGCACCGCCTCAAGATCGATACCACGCTCAAGTCCGGGCAGGCCATCCTCGATGTCATCCGAGACGGCCACCGATTCACGCTCGAAATGAGGTATAAATGAAGACCGCCGTCTCGTGCCCCTATCAGTGTGACCGGAGCACGTGCTTCCATGGGGTTCGCATATATGCGACGTCGGAGTTTTATTGCACTTTTTGGCGCTGGGATAATGTCCAGAATAAGCCCATCTGTAAGTGCGAGGAGCCGGACGGCGTCCACCATAAGGCGGTGACCTGATGAATGACAAAGAGGTGGCGGATGCCTTGACGGAGGGCATCCACGACAGTTTTCTCTCCGCCCTCCAGGAGGCCCAGAAGCTCGATAACTCGATCCGCGTCTGCAGCAAGAAGGAGACCGAGCCGGACTTCGTGGCGGTCGAGGCCAAGATGGAGCGCGTGGTCGTGGTGGTGCGTGGCCGCACCTACGACATGGAGCCTGAGGTCTTCTTCTCAATGGTCGAGGAATACATGGACGACCCCGACGACTACGCGGGCGGAGATACCCCTGACACGGGCCTTGATGATGACGGCCATGATGAGGGCGTCAATAACTATGACGGCGCCGGGAGGCGATGCGGGTGACGCTCACCCTGCATGACCTCAATGAGTTAAGACGGGCGGAACGTGACACCGGGGCGCTCCTGCGGCCGCCCACGGGATTCCTCACGGACCTCGAGATCTACATGACGCTCGTCCGGGCGGATCTCGGAGACGACCCCCTCGAGATGGACGGGTCCGAAGCGGTCGCGGCTGCCACCACGCTCGAGGAATACTTCCAGATCCGCCGCGACAAGCTCACGGTCAGCGCACGCGACCTGCAGGGGCTCGAGGCGGGCGTCCTCCTGCCGTTCGAGCGTGACGTCTACGCGATGATGATGAAGACGCAGGAGGAGCTCATCGCGTTCGCGCATCGGGCGATTAATCCCAAACCTTTATCTTAAACCCTCTCACATTTTTCTTTTGTTTCTCCCAGCTGGGAGGGATGTGTTAACACATGAACAGACGAACATTTTTTAAGATGCTCATCGTGGCATCGTTGATCTTGACCGCTATCACGGGAGTCGCGACTGCCGCCGACGGCAAGGTCACAAGCATCGACGTATGGATCACCGCCGCCGTAGGGTTCGCGCCGTTCCTGGCAGCGGCCATTCAGGGCGCCATCGTCGCCTATAAGAGGATCGTCAAGGAGGGCGAGCCGTGGCAATGGGACAAGTTCCTGCCGACACTCGGCCTCGGTCTCGTGAGCTCCATCTTCCTCTACCTGACGGGCGTCACGGGCGTCACCTCCGAGATCATCGCAGGCATGATCGGCCCCTATGCGCCGCTGGGTGTGATCGGACTCTTCACGGGCGCCTTCTACTACTATGACCAGTATGTCAGGAACCACGGCGGCGCCCACGCCATCGCGCAGGTCGTCGAGAGCGTGAAACCCGCCGCGACCGGCACGTCCACCACCTCGGGCGCTCCAGCTGGCACCCCCAACCAGGTCATCGGGAAGGCCAAGGTACTCGGCATCTATCACGGGTCCGCTGAGGGTCAGACTCCCGTCAAGAAGGACACCTATGATGTGAATATCCGCCCCACCATGTTCGCCGAGATTGAGGCGACCGTCGCGGGCGTGATGGCCGTCAAGCTCGCCCTCGATGGGAAGGTGCTCAAGAAATGGATGCCCGACTCCTCGTATCCGACCGGCTCGAGAGACCTCCCCCTCAAGACCGTCGGGGAGAA